AGATTTATTAGTTAACGTTTCTGTTCCTGCTAAAGAAGCAAATGAGCCATCTGATAAAGCAGAGTTAAATTCTGATAAAGTACCAGTTAAAGTGCCTTCAGATAAATCTAAAGTAATTGTATTATTAACACTATCAATAGTTTTATTTGTAAGTGTTTCTGTTCCTGCTAAAGAGGCAAATGAGCCATCTGATAAAGCAGTATTAAATTCTGTTAAAGTACCTGTTAGTGTATTATTTGTTAAACTGATTGACTTATTAGTTAAAGTGTCTGTAGTATCTTTTAATACAATTGTGCCTGAAGCGTCAGGAATAACAACTGTTCTATCTGCTGTTGGATCAACAACAGCTAAAGTTAATTCGTTTGCGTCAGCTGTTGCACCTTCAAAAACAATGTTGTTATCAATTGTTAATGTTGTAAATGCACCAGGTTGACCACCACCAGATACATCTGATAAGAAAGCAACTGTACCACTAGCATTTTGAAAAGTAATTGTTCTATCAGCCGTTGGGTCTGTAACTTCTAAAGTTGTTTCATAGTCATCATCTGTAGAACCTTCAAATATAATTGTATTTGAAATAATAGGATCAGTTAAAGTTTTGTTTGTTAAAGTTTGTGTAGTGCCAGAAAATAAAGTATCTAGTTGTGATAATGTAACTCTACCTTCAGTTCCACCATCTGATAATAAAATTTGATCACTAGCAGCAAGTGTTGAACCTGTTAGATCAGTAGCATTATCAATATTTACAATAGCCTCAACGTTACCAAATTCTAAAGCTGTACCAGCAGAGTTGACTTTTATAACCTGACCTGTAGTACCAATAGATAAAGAGGCACCAAGACCTCCGTGCGATAGATCAATAAATTCACCTGATTGATATTCGGCAAGACCTGATACTTCAGATCCATTAAACGTTGCTCGTATTGGAGTTTTAGCACTCATTTACTTTATATTCCTTCCATTGTTGGCATATGGCCTGGTCTAATTGTTTGTATTGATGTTCCATTTGCAGTTGTGAATGGTAAATAATATGATTGTACAACAACGTGATCTAAAAATCCATTAACTGTAGTCATATCTTTATTATTTACAAGAGCAAGAGTAGTTTCAGTTCCATCTGTTTTTGTAAATGGCACTCTTTTACCAACATTATGTTGAAAATCATTTTTCCATTCACTACCATTATAATTTAAAATTTGACTAGGTAGTTGAGTTGTGAAATTTGTATCTGTTAAATCAACTAATGCACCATTACCAGCAGCAGCCGCACCACCTATTTCTTTTATAACACCAGCGTCATTGATAAAAAACTTTTGATTTGAAGTATCAATCGCAACCTCTCCACTTACAAGATCACTTATAGTTGGAGTGCCCGTACCTCTTTTAAGTTTAATAACTGTCGCCATTAATATATTTCCTATTTAATGACGATTAGTAAGTTCCGCCGTCTAAATCGCCGTACGTAATATTACTACCGTCTGATTGTAAAATTTTACCACTTGCACCAAGTGTTAACTTATCAAGTGTGTTTGAACCACTAGCGTATAAAATATCACCAGTAGTATATGAACTCTGTCCAGTACCACCATATACTTCACCAATAACATCAGCATTCCAAGTACCTTGACTAATAGTTCCTAATGTTGTAATTGATGTTTGACCAGCATAAGTTGATTTAATCTGTAATGCGTCAGATGATATTTCAATTGTACTATCATCAACAGCAACATCTATTTGATTGCCCGTTTTTGTTAAGGCATCACCAGCACTTATTTGACCAGCGCCAGAGAATTGAGCAAATGTAATACTTGTACTACCAAATGTTGGTACGCCGTTATGTGTAGCAACATAACCATTATCAGCGTTTGTAGAACCTTGTTCAACAAAGAAGAAAGTACCACCAGTTAATTCTGAAGCTGTATCAGCATCTGAACTTCTTGTTAATACGTACGCAGTTGAACCATCACCAACAGTTGTTACAGTATAGATACCGTTTTGAGTAGCTGTTGATTGATCTTTAACTAAAAGTCTATCACCTGAAGTTAAAGAAACACCGTCAATTGCAATAGCACCATTTGAACCAGCTGTTAATGTTCCTGCGTCATTATCATATGTAGCAGATAAATTGGCAGTTGTAGCAACAACAACACTATCTTTTACATCTAAACCATTTGCAACACTATCAACATATGCTTTTGTAGCAGCATCTTGGTCTGAACTTGGATCACTAACGTTTGTAATTCTACTGTTGTTAACATCAACTGAACCAGAACCTTTTGGATTTAATACTAGATCAATATTAGTGTCATCGCCTGTTGTAGCAATTTCTACACCATCACCAGTAGCAGCGTTAGTAACTTGTAATTCATTAACAGCACTTGCAGTTGTTCTTAATAGAATTAACTCGTTACCATTTGCGTCAGCAAGATAACCAGCGTCAGCAAATTTAGGTGCTGTAAGTGTTTTATTTGATAGTGTTTCTGTTCCTGCTAATGTAGCAAAAGAACCATCAGACAATGCACTATTAAATTCAGCAATAGTACCTGTTAAAGTACCTTCAGATAAATCTAATGTTAAAGTGTTGTTTGCACTATCAATTACTTTGTTTTGTAAAGTTTGATTTCCTGTTAACGTAGCAACAGTACTGTCTATAGCTACTGTAATTGCATTACCTGTAGCAGATGTATCAATACCAGTACCACCAGAAACAGATAATGTTTCACTATCTAAATCAATTGCAATTGTTCCTGAATCTGTTGTTACATCTAAATCCTGTGCTGTAACTTGTGAGTCAACATAAGCTTTAATTGCTTTAGCAGAAGCAAGTGTATCATCACTTGCAGAAACAGAACTTAAATCTGTATCAACAATACCAGAAGCAAAATCAGCAACTTCTATATTAGATATAGAGTTACCAGTTCCATTTGCGTCAAATGTTTTATTTGTTAAAGTGTGTGTTGATGAAGCTGTTAGTACGTCAGCGTGTGTACTAATTGTAACTGTATCACCAGAAACTGAAGTATCAATATTTGTACCACCAGTAAATGTTAATGTGTCTGAACCTAATGCAACACCATCGTCTGTACCACTATCAGCAGCAATATCTAATGTTGTTGATATTGTAGCCGTACCAGCCGCTGTTAAACGACCTTGTTGATCAACAGTAAATGTTGGAATTGCAGTTGAAGAACCATAACTACCTGGAGTTACAGCAGTGTCATCTAAATCAAATGTAACTTCGTTATCTGCAACTGTTGATGTTAAACCTGTACCACCAGTAAACGTTAAAGTTTGACCAGTAGTAAATGTGTCTGTAGTCGAGCCATCAGATAAAGTAAATGAACCAGATGGAACAGCAGCAAAACTTAAATTACCAGAACCGTCAACTGTTAAAAATTGACCGTTTGAGTAAGTACCTGGAAGAGTATAAGTAACGTCTGAAGCTAATGAGTTGGGAGATTTAAGAGCTACAAAATTTGTACCGTTATTAGTACCTTCGTTTAATTTTATTGTACCACCTGTAGTAGCATTATTACCAATAAACAATTCATCAATTGCTTTATTAGAATCTACTACTAAACCAGAAGACGCAGTTAGCGTTCCTGGTGTGTGGTCTAAAAGTTGTGTGTAATATCTACCACCAATTTCTATTGCTGAATTAGATGAAGATGTTGGATCACCAATGAATAACCTATAACCATTACCACCAGCACCATTATCGGTTGCTGAAGTATCATAGACATAAGCTAGTTCCCCTTGGTTAAGGCCGCTGGGTGCATTAGCACCAGTGGTTCGTTTAATTTTGATTATTGTTGCCATTTAAAATCTCTCCCTATTTTTTAAAATGTGCCACCGTTTAATATTAAATTTCCACTTTCAGTTTTTATATCATTTCGACTTGTCCATTTTTTAGAAGTATTATCATATTGAAGCATTGCACCATCATTTAATGTTGATACATTAACATCACCTAGAGCATTAAGTCTAGTTGAAGCTGCTGGAACAGTAACGGAAACGTTTCTCGGTCCCGAAGTATTATTATTAATTGTAGCTGTTATTCTGTCTGACATATTACCTTATTACTAGTAAGTTTATAATATTTATAATAATAAGGTAATGTAAAACTAGTTAATAACTACTTTTTTTCAGCTTCTTTTGATGTGTCAATGCCCAATTCAGCGGCAATAATATCATCATAGTGTTTTTGTAAAATAGCAACTTTTTCTAACTCTAAAGACAACTTAACTCTAGTTGCTTGTAGGTCTTGTCTAATGATAATACTATTTAAAGTTTTTGTATTTAACTCACTTCTTTTATAGTCTTTACCATCAATTGTAAAAGTTTGCTCTGTCGCAGGTGCTGTTGTTGAGTTGATATTTTCACTACTCATGTTATATTTCTCCTTAGTTATTATACGTTAGGTCTAACAGTCATTAGACCTTCAATTATTCTTGTTACTGTACCTGAAGAATCTGTTACGTCTAAATCATAAACATATCTTGCAGGCGCTTCTAAAGCAGCTGTTTGTGTTGCAGTTAGTGACATTGTAACTTCTCCAGTTGTCCTGTCACTATCAAACACAATAGTTAAATCTGTTCTTGTTCTTGTAGAACTATATCCCAATGCCATCTTTGCAGTTGCCGTATAACCCGTTAAATCTAACGGATCTCCGCTGCTACCCCTTACGGTTACAGTTGAACTGAAAGTTGTACCTTGAGCTATATTATAATTAGCTGTTGCTGCCATAGTAGTATTTATACGTATAAATAATAGTATTAATCAATTTGAGGTTAAATTATGGCAATAGATATACAATTTTTATATAAGAATTTAGTAGATCCAAACAAAACTTATGAATCAGTTGATGAATTTTTTGACCCAACATATACTGGAACTACAGATGAAGAAGATTTAAAGGTACAAAAGGCACATGAAGAATTAAATAAAACTTATATATATGAAAGAATGAGTATACTTACACCTGATAAAAAAGGAGTTGTAACTGTAAGAAGGTTTGATACTTCTTCACATTACAATGAATGGAAAAAACAAAGAAGTGTTTTGCCTAACATAGATTTTAATATATCTGAACAAGAAGGTTTTTTCATAAACATAAAACAATGGGGCAACATAGATTTAGAAAGACAAATAGAGGAGTTTAACTAATGGCAACACATATTCAACAATGGAAATTAACTAATAAAGACGAGTCGTTAACGTTTGGATCAGTAGAGGAATTTTTTAATAAAAGCTCATCAACTGTTATTAACGAAGACAATATAAAATTATATTTAAATACCGAAGCAACATACGTATTAGACAAGTATGCTATTTTATCTGAAGATAAAAAATCTGTAATAGTTGTAAAAGAATTTAAAGATACAGATTCTTACAATGAATGGAAAACAAAAACAGCTGAATTACCAGTTATTGATGATCTTGTAGAGTCTGAAGAAGGCATGTTTACAGATCAGTTACCAAACGATTAATATTTAATCAACACATATATATTATGAATGAATGTAATTATATTATCACACAAGCGTAGTCTTAACAAGACCGAAGGTCTTATCACAGCGAATTTAAATAACCACATCACATTAGTTTGTGATGTGGTGCCAAACAAGTCAGGCGATCGCTACAAACCTTTCATAAAACACATAGACGATTTAGTTGTATCAAAGAAGTTTGATATAATAGAAATCACAAAACAAATTACATCTTGTGATAAAGTGTTTTGTGTATCAGAAAATTTATTTCCTATTCAAGCACAATTAGAAAGTTATTATGGCATACAGAATATATCTGCCTTCGCAGCTGAAGTCTTTTCAAATAAACAAAAGATGGATGATTTCCTTAGATCAATAGGTCTAAACCATCATGTGCCTAAAAGTATTACACCTACTTTTCATAGTCAATTAGATATATTTGAAGGCAAAGAGTTTTTTACAAAACCTGACATTGGTACTGGTAGTAATTCTTTTTTTCCTAAATCAGATCAGAATATACCTATTATAGAGTATAGAAGATGGAACAATAAACATCATTTTTTAGATCATTTAAGTAAACTAAATTATCATAATGATTTTTTTGAGATAAACAAACAAGGTATACAAAATGAAAATTTTAATTATATGCCTTGTAAGATTATGGCACAAGAATATTATTGGTCTGAAGAACCATCTATAGGTACTTTTGGTTATGTCAAAGATGGCAAAATAGATAGTTTGTTTTATGCTAGAACTGCCCAAGTTAAATATGGTGATGTACTAGACTTTAATAAAAATCCTATGGAACAACATTCAATTAGTAAGAAAAGTGATATTACAAAAAATTTAGCAGTATGGTCTTTACCTGCAAGTGATGTAGATGAAGAACAACAAAAAGTAATACATAATTTTGTACAAACTGTGGTTGATGAATTAAAAGTAAAAGAGATGTACTTTGCAGGACCTGAATTTCATATAATAGGTAAAAAATTAATTGCAATAGATTTTAACACACGTATAGGTCAGTTTATGAATATATTAGATAAACTACCTGGTAATAATATATTCAACAATATAGGTAACAATAAAGAACCAGAGATAACAACTCACCTACTATGGGGTTGTACTCAATTGAAACCTGGTGTAATTAAAGATATAAAAAATATAGAAGTTGTTGAACAATATATGAATTATCTGAATAGAAAAATAGAAGTCGGTATGACAATACCTGAATTTCAAAATCTACAAAATAAGAAGTTTAACGTAAATCTTAATATAACTGGTAGAAATCAGCAAGAGCTGTTTGACAACTATAAGGATGCCAACCAGCTCTTACATAATTGTATTACTTACTAAAGTTAGCAACAGCCTCTTCAAACATTTCTATAGTTTGATTAGAACCATTTCCAACATAAGTTACAGAGCCTTTGAATTTACTATTCCACTCGGTAGTAGTAGAGAGGTTTGTTACAGCAGAACGTAATTCATTTGTTAAGGCGTAGTTAGCATTAATGGTGATGATTGCGTCAACAAATCTAAAACCTAATTCACCTTTTTCTGAAAAGGCAATACATTTAGATCCATCTTCCTCTAATGCGGCTTGACGTGAAGTAATTGTAAAGACAGTATCGGCGTCTTTGCCAACATAACCTTTAGTAGTACTTCCGCTGCCAGAATAAGGTACAACTACAAAATTTACATTATATTTTGCACCTAAATTTTTTAAAAATTTTGCAACTGGTTCTGATCCCCATGTCGCAATCTTAACCGTTTGTCCACTCATATCTTCAAGTGAATTGTATGCTCTACTACACATAAGAGTTTCATATGTCATTAAAGCAACAATATTATCTTTAGATACTTTCGGACTTTTTAAACTATCGTCACCTGGCCATTCACTAGACCATATCGTTAAGATAGGTTGTGTACCTTTACCTTCTATATAAGTGTATGCAGTAACTGGATTATCTGCCTGAACAAAGTTATGTTCAGTTGTATCACCTATTGTAGAAAGAATTTGTCTGAAGACACCTTCTTGTGAACCTGGGTTGATAATTTGCACTTGTGCGTATGCCATTGTACTGAATAACATACTCATTAATATTAACATTATTTTTTTCATTTTTTCTCCTACAAGATTATTAATGTTCTAATTAAATTTTCATAAAATAGATCGCTTAGAAAGTATCCGTAAATAATAGGACTAGTGTCCCAGCGTCTAATTAAGAAACCGATTATAGACAAAACAAATATACAGATAATCATCCATTCACGTATGGCGAATATTGATATACTTGCAATGCTAATTATTGAGAGAAGTAAGATGTTTGCAATTGTTCTATATTGTTTATAGAGATATGCAATCTTACCTAACAGATTGAAACCGTACCAGCTTAACCCCAAACAAAATGCAGTAACAAAGGGTATAATATAAATTATACTTTCTAAATGTTTGACTGTATTTTGAGCGTTGAAAACGAAACCATCTTCTAACATAATATAATAAATCAAAACTTCACTTCCCGTAATGGGTATCGCTAGTATAAGCAAAGGCAATAGTGATGATAAGGCGCCACTATTATTTGCTGCCTCTGCGGCTGCTATGCTTTTAAGTACAGGTTTTTTGAAAAACCTTTTAACAATGTTTGCACTTGCATAACTGCCAAGAATATTTGTTACACCTGGTATAAGACCACACCAAAATCCTACAAAACTTCCTATGAGTGTAGGCGTAGTTGTATCTTTACCAACTGTAAAAGTATTTATACGTTTAGGTACTCCTACTTTAAAACTATTTAACTTTGTTAGTTCTGGCACTATGTATAATCCTATCATCACACTTGCAAAAGGTATCCCAATTGCGAGATATGAGTTATTGAAAGTCAAAAAACTGTCAAACGTTATAGGGTCTATACCTATTTTTGCAATCATGCCTCCAAATAAAAACAGTACTATTGTAAACAATTTATTTTGTTTTGTCAATAGTGTAATCATTATAATTGCAGCTGCAACAATAACTGTTTGTAGTACACTATTATAAAATCTAAAAACTTCTATAATCCAAGGCAATACAAAAATAAAAACAGTAAAAGCAAATACAACACCTATTGTACTACTAACGGCATTAGTAGCAACTGCTAGATTACCAAAGCCCTTTAAGAATAATCTATGACCATTTCTTGCAGTCATCATTGCTGAGGCGTCACCAGGTATACCATACAAAATAGCAGTAACACTATTTGTATAATTTGTTGCAATCAATACCGTGACGTAATACATCATAACATTGACAGGTTCTATATGCGTTAAGAAAGGATATAAAGTTGCAGTTGCAACAAAAGGTCCTGCACCTGGTATCACACCAAAGATGACACCACTTAAAGTTCCTATTACAGCCCAAAATATTGTATCGTACATTAAAATGATTTGTTAAAACCTAAAGTAAACTTTCTACCTTCTTGTGAGAAACCATGAGGTGATTCATACTTCTCATTTAATAGATTGTTTAGACTTACACCAAAATTAAATCCATGATAGTTATAACCTAGATTTAAATCAACTAAATGTGTTTCTGGCATTGATATTGTAGACCAGTTTGAGTTATGTATATCTAAATGTTTACCTTTGTATTTGTAGTTAGTAGTTAAAGTAAAATTATTTTCAAACTTTTTATTGTGTATAAAACCAAGTGACCATTCTGGTCTTCTTAATGATAATACATCTTTTGTTTTACTTGTTAAATTACTTGCAAAAAGTTTCCAATCACCTGTATTATATGACATCTCTACACCATTTGTATTCAGATCACCTATATCATTTTGAAAGATAGTAGTAGCAAAGTTATTTTTAGTTAATGTAACCTCTTGTGAGTCACCATATACTACATCGCTGTATAATGTTTTATTTTTATATGACGTTGAGTGACTACCACTTATACTTAAACCATCGTCTAATTCTTGTAAGAATCCTATTTTATAAGTTTCATGGTCTTCATCAAATCTATGATGATATGATAATATATTGTATGAAAAATTAAAGAAGTATCCCATGCCATGATTTCTGCCTGTGTTTTCTGACCATGCAGATTTACCATAATTTTCATCATGTTTATAATCAAAACCTATTCCCCAATTTTGTCTTTGATGTACACCTCTTAATGACCAATTTTGACTATCATAATTAGCGTCATCATAAATTCTTTCATATTCGTGTGTATGAAAAGTTAAACTATTATTAAAGTAATCTATACCTGTTTGAAAAGCATAAAAACTATTATCAGACCATTTGTCATCTTGTATAGCAAGACTATGACCATCAATATCTGTAAACGTATTTCTTGTAAACCAAGATGTTTGCCAATGTATCATATCATACCATTTACTTACATTGACACCTATAGATTGATTTTTTGTACCATCTTTTTCGTCAGCACCTGATAAGGCAGAAACGTTTTTTGATTTATGTTCACCTGCTGAAACAGATATATCAAAATCATTTAATCTTGTATAATAATTACCACTTATTGTTTTGTCATTACCATTACCTGATACATTATATCTTTTATCGTAATCTACGGTTGTTCTTAAATTAATTGCACCACCCACAGCGTCTGCACCCCAATGAGCACCTGCACCACCTTTATATACATCTACTTGTACAACGTTAAACATAAAGTCTTGTCCAACGTCAAATACACCTGTAGGTGTTGACGAGTCATTAATAGGCATACCATTCAATAAAACTAAAGTGTGATTAGAGTTTGTACCTCTTAAAAATACAGAACCAGTTTGTCCTTTTGGTCCTGATTGTGTAACGTCTAGTGTTGATACGTAATTTAAAACACTTGGTAAATCAATTAGATTGTGTTCTCTTATTTCTGTTTTTGTAATTGTTGTTGTAGGTGTTATTCTATCACCTAATGCGTTTGAATTGTTTAATTTTGGATATATTGTAATACAAGGAATATCATCATGCCATTTACAATTGTTTTCTGCTAAAGTTTTTGTTGATACAAATAAAAGTAATAATATAATCAGTAATCTCATAATTTAATCCTATAATAGTTTCTTATATTTAGACGTTTGTTTACCTGTTATTTTTGCAATTGTTCTAGGCCATGGTCCTGTATTAGCAGTACTATGTGGTATGTTTGCCCAATCAAACCATATTACATCACCTGCTTTCCATGGTGGTACATATGTATTCCCGAATTGAATAATATGTCCTGGTTTCCAATCTTCTAACATAACAAAAACTCTACCCCATTCAGGATCAGTTGCTCTGCTTGATGATTGATCTTTTCTTTCTTTTCTTAAACCTGTTAAACTATCAATATGTAAATGTAACATCATACCTGTAGTTTGTGTTTGTATATTAACTTGTGCGTCTTCTAAACCTAACCTGTCTGCTAGACCACATAATATAGGACACTCTTTCTTTGTTGCAGTCCACATTCTGTAGATTACAAAGTCTTTAGGTATACCCCAATCTTCTACTAGTTTATTTTCATACTCATAATCAAAATGATCGCCACCTGGTTTTACAGGACTAGGCCAATAGAAATCATATTGTTGCTTGTTTGCATATTCTAATTCCTTTGACCAGTCCTCATAAATGTTTGTTACTGTTTTAAAATATTTACCATGATCACTTTCTCTAAAAGGATTGAAATCATAGTTACTTTGTTTAACAGTTATATCCCACCTGTTCATGCCATACTCCAAAACGCTTTGTTATTTGTAAACAAAGAAGTTACCTTGTTCAACCATGTGTCATCTCCGTAAATATTCTGTACATAGGTGGTCTGTATAAATTACAATGGTCATAATCTACTTTGTTTATTTTTAAACCTACATGACCTGCAAGTGTATTTACAGCGTGTTCAGTCCAGTTAAAGTACCATGTGTACTTCCAGTTTCTATCATAAAAGTAAAATGCACTATTCTTTTGTGCATGTTCTAAATCACCATGTATCCAAGTGTGACCATGTGGGTGATCTGGTTGAAATACTTTATAGTAATTATGAACATGTGACCATAATAGTAAACCACTAGGTGCTAAACAATTCTTTAACGTCATAAAGTTTCTATATTGTTCATCATACGTATACCAGTTTTGAGGACCAAAACATATAATTACATCCCATTTTATATCGTTAGCAGGTTTAAAATCTGCTTGACTACACAATATATCTGCTTCTTTTCTGTAAGGGTCAACACCTGTAACATTGTTTAAGTGTTTCTTATATTCGTTTACACCACAACCCATATCTAATATTGTTAGATTAGGTCTTTCTTTTTGCATTGCTTGTAATCTTTTAACAAGAGCGTCACCTCTTATATTCCATTTGTTAGTAATAGGTTTATCGTTTACATCTTTTATTTCACCTACGACACCTGTTGTACTTGTACCATTTTCTGCTACAAAGTAATTACTTTGATATTGTTTATCTATTTCTTTTACGAAATCGCCCATTGTTTTATCATGCCAATCCATTATACCACCTAGATGTATAGGATATTCTTTATCTCTTACTGTCATAGAAAATTCTTTTTGACAAGTAAGAATAAAATCCATTGTAAAAGGTAATTGATTAATAGGGCTATCTACTGATATGTTCCAGTAAAATAATTCTTCTACTTTATTCCATATTAATTTGTTTATCATTTTATTCTCCAAGACTCACTAAATCTACTTTAAAATTCTTTGTATCTGTCCATATAGTTTTGTTATCAATCTTTTCAAACAACCTATCAATCCACTCATATAAATTCATCATCAATACCCAACGAGGACCTGTGTCTTCTATATCTCTAGGCACAGCATGTAACATACGTGTATTGAATATAACAGGTCTATCAACTATAAATGACTCTACAGGATGATTAAATTGATCGTAAAAAAACTGAGGTGTTTTTTCAAAGTTCCCTAATAAAGGTATACCTAAATTTCCCCACTTCCTGTGGTCAATATGGTTTGCTAACCCACCAGGTTTCACATTACTAATAAAAAAAGATGGACTTTTAAATTCTGCATTTAGACCTTCGTATAATTCATTTAGTATAGGAAATTCCTTAGGGTCTAAAGGAAGTTCTTCAACGTTCCAAAGGGCATTATTTTTATCGTACCCTTGTTTCCATGTTGCTGTTTTAGCATATTCAATTATCTCATTGAAAACGTTTTTATCGTATTGTAAATTAAATTTTTTATGATACCACATTATGCAAACCTATATTGTTCTATTAATCTTTCAAATAAATGTTCATCAAATTTCATACAGAATACTAACATAATAATTTCGTCCGATGTACTAAAAACTGAATGTCTTTTATTTGCGTTAAAGAAAAACATTTGACCATCTTTAACATCTCTAACTGTATCCTCATATATAAATTTTAAATCTTTTTTATCACACCTGTTAATGAAAGCAATAAATCTTATTTCATCATAACCATATTCTAATTTGTTTACATCATAGTGTTCAGGAAAATAACCACCTGTGTTTAGTTTTAAAAAGTGACATCTCCCTAACCAAGGTTTCCATGGTTCAATGAGTTTCTGTAATTCTTGTGAGTTCTTATATACTTCGGTATATTCTTTTATTTGATGATTTGTAATATTAGTGCCGTGTATATTATTGTATTGTAGTAAACTATCTAAATCAGGTATACCACTTAATCCACCATCTAAACTTGTTACACTTAATCCCCACCTGTTATTTGGGTTTCTTAAATTGTATGGTTTCCATGAGTCTTTGTATGGCTCAAGGTCTTTCATAATCTGTCTTGTATTGATGTGTTGTTTCATTTGCAACCAATCACCCATAGTAGAAAGTCTTAAAAGTGCTTTGTTTGTTCTATCTACACTACTCATATAAATTTTATCCTTTTGTTTTTTTCATTCTGTTCCCAATTTACTAACGTACCATCTAGTAATTTTTTTTCTATATCTTCATAACTGTTATGACGCCAAGCACAAGTTATAATAATTCTATTTTTTTCTGTCTTGTTTTCTACACCATGTATTTCAGGACCTTTAAATAACCAAGGTGCAAATTCATTTGTTATATCATTTTTTTCATATGTCATTCTATACTTTTCTGTACTTCTATCAAAACTATCATAGAAGACTTGAGGACTTGTATCGCTAAACTCACCTCTTATTGCAAAGTTTAAAGCAGCAGGTCTGTTTCTATCTTGGTGTGGTGGTGCCCCACCAATTGCTGTTTGTGTGTACAGTACAGTATCAAAAGATATTGCAGGTGTAAAAAGGTTTATCAACTCATAATGAAACTCACTAAAAGGATAGTTTTTACATTCCATTCTAGCAGTAAATGCCTCTTGTACAGTCCATCTTATGTGACCACAATCAAATAGATACCAATTCTTTTGATCTATACTCTCTAAATGATTTAATAGATATTCTCTATCGTACCAAAGAGTTTTTAGCTCACGACAATACGGTGCTGATCTTGTTTCTTCCAAGGACGTCAACCTTATCTCTGGCGTCATCATTAAACCTTTCATAATTTGTTTGTATAATTTCTAAATACTTAATCATTGTATCAGCGTCTGATACTTGAAAACACGTCATAGGATTGTGTGTAAAGTCTTCATACTTACAATGTTTCATAATTAAATTGTCTATAATCATGGCGTATCTATGACTACAATTTCCTAAACCTTCTTTGCTCATATTCTCTAACATACCTATAGATGTGGCCCAATCACCATTAGGGTCAGGTAAGTTTTTTAAATAAGATAAATTTTCTGTTTTGTGATATGCGTTTTGTACGTAACAATTATCAACACTTGTAAAATATACTTCATCAATACCTAGGTCTCTTATCTTGCTGTAATAGAAGTCGTATGCTTTTAAATGTGTGGCTGCATACTCAACTAGAAATACACCAGGCAATCCTATTAGTAATATCTTTTTATCTTTAAATAATTCGTGTGTAGAATACCAGTTTGTGGCTGCACTATCTTTGTGCATAGTTTTAACATCTGGTATTATATCGCCAACTCTTATCATAACGTAATCTCCTTTGATTTCAAAAAACATCTCTTGGCTTTTCTTCCCCACCAGAATAAATGCTTTGAGTGGTCTACTATATCTTTATATTTATAAACGGTTACAGAAACGATATTGTTAACTGAAACTAGTGGTTTGTTATCATAAAACCAACTATACCAGTTTTTGTTAAATTGTTTTTCTATATCATCTCTTTCATATGTGTCAAGGAGATGTTTGTTAAACTGGCACGCTTCTCTTACATCAACATTATATTCTTTCTTACATATGTCTATAACTTCTTCATGTACCTTGTCTATGTTTGCATATAAGAAAGCAGCTGAGGCACCAGTATCAAATAAATGAAAATCATCACCACCCTCTACAGTTCTTCCCCATATTTTACCTTCAAACAAACTTTCTTTTAGACTATTTGTGTGATTTATATATTCTTCATTTAATATGCCATTACCATATCTACTATGCTCAAATAGTTTTTTATAAAACTCTATAAATGGTACATTGTGTTTTCGGTTTAAATATGTAGCTGCAACTTGACTAACGCCATGATAGTGATGTGGTATAACAAGACCTTTAGCAAAAAAATACATATCAATATAATCTTGTGTACTAAAACTATTAGTTTCATATGCAACATAATCACTTTCACCATTACTATCTTTAGGATAGGTATTACCACCTGCAGGTGCTCGTGTCTTTGCATATTTGTATCCGAATTTGTTTTTATATTCAGGATCAGAAAAAGGAGTATTAGGCACAATACTTAAAGGGTGTACTAACAAGGCATGGTCACTTCCTAATTCTAGTATCTTACCTATACCTTCAATCCATGTATCTAATGTTTCTTCAGGCAAACCTACAATTAACTCACAATAACTTTCAACGCCTGCATTGTTATAGTCGCTAACAATTTGTTCTAATTTTTCATTTGCAAGATTCATTCTTTTGATTGCTTTTAATGTTTTAGGATTCATACTTTGTAAAGCAATTGTAACACCACGCCTCATCTTTGCTTCTTTGTTAAGTATTTCACCTAACTCTACAATACGTTTTGGTTGTTGTTTTGCTGTAGTATAATCTATCTGTCTAGGATAACCAGTTTCATTTCTACGTTTAGCGATGTATCTAAAAAAGTCAACATCTCTATTAAACATACCTAGATTACTATCGCCAAAGAATAAAAACTCAATTTTATTTTCTACAATCCAATCTATCTCACCTATTACTCTATCGTAATCAAACATAGCGATCTTATTGTAATATAAATCTTGTTGGTCACAGAATGTACAACTATATGGACAACCTCTATTAGTTTCTATGATGGCACTATATTTTTTACCAGGTTGTACAAGACTATCCATTAGTCCACTTAAATAAGGACTTGGTATATCGTTTATTTCTTTATCTGGTCTAGGTGGCTTATATGATTCTTTTGTCATTACGCCTGGGTACGTGTAGTTACCTTTTAGTATTTCTGCAAATGCTCTTTCACCTGCATATGTAACTATAATATCGCATAGGTCAGTATTGTCTTCTAACCAACTTTGTTTGAATGGTACTTGTGGTCCACCCATTACTATTTTACAATTAGGATATTTCTTTCTGACTGCTCGTGCTAACTCACAAGTTATGTCCCAGTTCCACACATATGTTGATAATGCTAAAATGTCAGGATTAACAATCTTCTTTAAATATTCATCTACGGTTTCTCTTTCAAACAAGATACCGCCTAGTTCCCAACCTGTTACCTGTGTCTTACAATATTCCCATACGTAACAAACGCTTAATGGTAAGAATGTTGCGTCAGCAATTAGATTGTTTATTTGAGTAAAATATACCTTTTTCATGTTACTTATCCTTTAATCTCTCTACTCTACTCTATTGATATTTATACATAAATATGTTATAATATATTATGAAAAATGTAAATATAGTATGTACAAGTAAACCAGGTGATGGTCTGTTTCATTACAGTTATGAATATTGTTGTTTTCTCAACGACCTAGGTATAAGTGCCAAACTGATTATCATACCGAATAAAAAACACATAATACAAGATTACATAGACGCCATAAATGAGTGTTATACAAAGTTTGAAAACATAGTCTTTAATGACTATATGCCACGGTCAGATGATGTATCTTTAATTATGGGTAGAAGTATGTTGACACTTGCATACCTTGATTACAACAGTTATACCGAAGAACAAAAATTTACATTACATCAATTATTTAGTGGTAAACTCATATCTGTATATTCAGAAAATCACATTAAAGAATATCCTATCGCACTAGATTTTTATGAACCCAAAGAAGTAATTGACTTATGCGACCATGAGGTATATGTAAATGGTGTAGGCGAACAATTTGAAAAGATAATAAACTTTAGTATATACAAACCTATAGAAGATAACATACAATTTAAATATCTATTTTTAGGAACAAATAAAACATATTATAGAGAAGTAGAAAAACATATAAAAAATTATACGTCACATGGTATCATAGCATACAAAGATAAGTACATAAGTCAAAAACATAATCATGTATTCGTACCTGTTAAAAATCTATTAGGTTTATTTGACACTTATGTTTACACTAAACCTAACTTTGATCCTGCACCTAGAATTATACAAGAATGTAAATGGTTAGGAAAAGAAGTGATTTATTTAAGAGATAAATCTATTAAAGATGGTGGACCTGTATATTGGAAAAGACCTGCAAAATGTTTAACTGAACAAAAAGATAAAATAGAAAATTTACTAAAACATTTAAGATGAGTGATATAGCATTTTATAGAAGATCAAAGAAAGGAATAAATATTGACATAAGTAATAGGTGTCCTTTAGAGTGTATGAGATGTCAAAGACAAACTAACTTTACACTTGAAGGCAGAAAAGTTTATGGTCGGGATGCTACAATGGACGAGATAAGAAAGTTATCTGATTATTTTTCATCATTTAATTTTTGTGGTCAGTTATCTGATCCTGTACATCATCCAAAGTTTGTTGAGATATTAGGGTACCTGTATAATAAAGATATACAAGTTACAGTACATAATGCCTCATCTGCCAAATCTAAAAGTTGGTACGTACAAGCGTTTAAGGCACACCCTAAAGCAAAATGGATATTTGCAATAGATGGTTTACCTGAAGAAAGTAACATGTATCGTGTTAACCAAGATGGTAAAAAATTATATGAAGTTATGTTAGAAGCAAAGAAACACTTAAAACAAACGCCATCTTGGCAGTTTATAGTGTTTAGTTACAATGAACACAATTTAGAAAAGGCGAAACAAATGGCAATAGATGAGGGTTTAATGTTCATAGTGTTACACTCGTCAAGGTGGATGGGAGAAGATGACCCATTAAGACCTCAATCAAAAGAATATAATTTAGGATATAAAGGATACGTAAGACCTAATGTCAGATAAAAAAGATAAACTAGAAGGTAAATTTGTTGCTCAATGTATGAACGGCAAAATGCAAATGGCTATGAGTAATAGAGGTCATCTATTACCTTGTTGTTGGTGCGACCAAGAATGGACATTAAGCACACCATTATTTCAAAAAATGTTAAAAGTAAGTAAAGTAAGTGAGGCAGAAAACATAGATGAAATAGTATTGTCAGATGAATGGAGAGAGTTTGAACAAATTATGAAAGACGGTGAGGCAGGCGATCATAGTAAAGTGCCTAAAAATTGTCTGTATCATTGTTTAATTAGACCAGATGATAATATAAAAATAGAACATCATTTAGATGAAAAAGGTAAATCAATAGTAAAAAATAAAGTATGAAGAAACTTATAGTAAGTGGTTGTAGTTGGGGTGATCCTAATTTTATGTCTATGCAACATCCCTCAATGGATACTACGTGGCCTAAATGGCCTGAAATATTAGCAGAGATGATGAATTTAGAACCAATGAATCTTTGCTTGTCAGGAATGGGACAAGAATATATCTATAGTTCTATATCAGATGTGCTATCAGAAATTGATATTAATGAAGTCGGTTATGTTATAGCTGCATGGTCATCAGCACCAAGACGTGACTATGAAAAAACAGATATGTGGAGAGGTGCAAAATTTGGAGATGTTAAGAATGTGAAAAAAGTTAAAAGATGGCACAATATTAGAACAGACGCAAAAGGCGATTTGCAATATTGGATTAGAAAAACTATAAGATACCAATATGCGTTTCAAAATTTAATGGAACAACAAAAAACTAGAGTTGCCGATCAAGCACTTTTTTACAATCAAGTTCAAATGATAAGTTTAATCAAAGGACATATTTGGGAAGTAATAAACAATTTAGATTATTCAGGTTTAGAAGAAAATGATTTACAAATGAAACTAGATAAGTTTCAACAATTTGCAGAATTGCAAAAATATGGAAGAGAATTTGTACGTGATATGCTTACAGAAGCATATATAGACACTTTGAAAAAAAGTAAATATAAATTTAATGAACATTTTTTAGGTTGGCCTACAGATGAGTCACTAGGTGGATATATGATTGAACAATATCTAACTGAAGAATATAGAATATCTGAACAAGATAGGCACCCTAATCCAGTAGGACAAGTGAGAATAGCGGAAATATTATATGAAAAAATTAATAGTAAGTGGTTGTAGTTATACAGCTAAAGAATATATTTCTTCAGCGTATCCTGATATGGATACTTCGTGGTCAAAATGGCCTGAACTACTTGGAAAGAAATTGAATATGGAAGTAATTAATTTAGCAACTAACGGTGCAGGTAACAGGTATATATTGCAAACTTTATTAGACACAATAGAGAGAACACCTAAAGATAAGATAGGTCTTGTTATGGCTGCATGGTCACAATCAAATAGAGATGATTGGCAGAATGGTATGCCTATATCAAAATGGTTTAATAGTAGAATAAAAAGACCTGGCGATATTTATGGTTGGGTAAGAGAATCATTACTAGGTTACATAACTTTACAAAATGTATGTAAAAGATATAACATACCTTACAAACAATTTCAAATGATTGGTTTGTTTGAACCTTGGTTAGGAGGACTTAAAAGAACAGAAGCAGATCAACTTAAAGGTTTGCCTAGATATGAACCTTTAAAAAAACAAAAACTTATTAGAAGATACATAAGAACATTAATAGATGAATATGAAAAATTTATTGATATTGATAATTTTATAGGATATTTAAAAACTAATAATTTAAATATTTTAATAAAAGAACATTTTTTTAAATTTTTAGATATAAATGGATATACTATAAGTAAAATTGATGAACACCCTAGTAAAAAAGGGCATGAAGAAATAGCGAGGTTATTATATGACAGGTTGGGATAGAGATTATCTAGCAAACAAAGATGAATATTTAAAACTTTTTGATAATGTTATGCAAAAAGAAAATGAAAGAAACATTGAGTTTTTAGAAAAGAAAATACAAAAACTTATCAATAGAAAGTATGTCGTTGCTTGTGCTAGTGGTACAGACGCTTTACAATATGCTCTTATGGCATATGCTATAAAACCTGGCGATGAAGTATTAGTTACAAACTTCTCATGGATATCTTCAGCGTCATGTGTAGCTATGAATGGTGCAACAACTGTATTTTGTGATGTTGATCCAAAAACAAATCATATGTCAATTGATAGTATTAAACGTATGTATTCAGACAAAACAAAAGCAATTGTATATCCTCATTTATTTGGTAATATATCTGACATGACAGAAATACAAAACTTTTGTAAAGAAAAAAACATCCCACTAATAGAAGACGCTTGTCAATCATTTGGTGCAAATAGAAATGGTCAACAAGCAGGCACATTTGGCGATATTGCAACATTAAGTTTCAATGCAAATAAACCTGTCGCAGGTATATCAGGCGGCGGTGCTATTTTACTAGATGGTAAAGAACAAGCAGATTTTTTAAGAAAAGTAAGACGACACGGCAACGGTGATGTGTTAGGATACAACTCTAAAATGTTAGCAATCAATGCTGAGTTTATTAGTCATAGAATGGATAAAATGCACGAATGGCAAGATAAACGTTTTAGAATTGCAAAACGATATACTAACAATTTAAAAAATCTACCTGTAATTATACCACATGTTGATGAGGTTGTAAATCATTGTTATCACAAATACGTCATAAGATTAGAAAACAAAGAAACAAGGGATTTACTAAAGAAAAGACTTAACGCTAATGTACATTATCCTATACCTATATCAGAAAACCCCTTGTATAAAACACACATACATAGAAAAGATAACTGCTTGAATTCCCAGTTAATATGTGATACAATACTAACATTACCTATTCATCCATATTTAACGGATAATGAGGTGGATAATACATGTAATATTATAATGGCAACAATATGAATGAAATAATTATAAGTCCAAATGTCACTAGTTTTTGTTATGTAGATGATAACAATAATATGATTGATATAACAGATAAGATACCTCAAAGGTTGCTTAAATTTGTAAAGAGATTAAAGTGGTTGTTTGGTGATGATATAATTTTAGATAGAGCATTACTAGAAAAACACAATGAAGATATTTACGAGTATCTTATAGAAAAGGCTTATGAAAGAGAAGACTTTTTATTTAAACAAACAAGATTTAAAACATTAGCAAAGGAACAATTATTAATAGCATTTAATAAATTATTTTTTACTAAATTTGATAATAGATGATAACGTTAAAAGAAATACAACAGAATTATTTAGCCATAGATTTTTTTATGTCTATGTCTTGTAACAAAGATTGTCATTACTGTACAAGTTATACTTTAGAAATGAGAAACTTGACAGTTGATATTGACTTCCTAAAACAAACACTAGACTATTTAAAAAACTATAAGATACGTGTTTGTCTTCTAGGTGGTGAACCAGGACTAATTAAAAATTTAGATGATGTAATTGCTGAAGTTAAAAGCAGACCTAATCACGTATGTTCAGTACTATCAAACTCTTTTGTACGTAAAAGATATCCACATATACTAAAAGATCCTGATATACTTTATATTGAACATAACATATTAGATTTTTACGAAGACGGTATTAAAAAACTAGGTAATTTAGATAAATTAGAACCTTACGGTTTTATACAACCAAATGATTATAACAATTATAATCTATGTGTAAAAACACCCAATTACTTTAAATACAAAGATAAGTTTCCTGAAGAAATGAAAAAGTTAAATCATAAAAATACAATGTGGAAATCATTTAATGGTAGAACACCTAATAAAGATGATGTCACAGCCGTACACAAACAAGCTGCTGAAATAGATCGTAAGATGTGTGCAGCTTTTCCTATGGTTCCTGTTATCAATTTTGAAACAAGAAAACTTGTACATTGTAGTAAGAAGTTTGCCAATAATATAATTCACTCAAAAACATTTGACATAACACAGGAGAATATAGATAAGATGATGAATTTTAGATTATTTAAATATGAGAACTATTGTAAAACATGTATGGAATGGGTTGAGCCTAAAGGTCATTTTCCTTTATCAAAATATGCGAGTGTGCTAAATGGATAAAATATTTGCAGTTGCTTTAAATCTACACGATCATAATACATATGATGGTGTGTATCATAATCAAAGAGAAAGAGAAACTAGATTTAAACATAATCTACCATATCACGCTGAGGCGTATGCTCATCAATCAGATATACTTAACGTAAGTGATTATAGATTGAATGATGAGTTTACTGAACAATACTTTAAAAAACCAGATGACGCCATACTAGCATTTACATATACGTTTGGTGGTATTAGAAAATCAAAAGAAGAATTGTGGAGTACAATATTAAAAGGGCATGATGAGATATTTAATTACAATCCTAAAAAACTATGGGATCACTATTACAAAGATAATGTTTACTTTATAGATCATCATCAATCACATGCTGCTTATGCGTTTCTTAATTCAGGTTATGAAAAATCTGATATAATTGCGATAGATGGCATAGGTTCTAAATTTAGATGTGTATTTTTTGATAAAGAACAAAACTTAATTGATCTATCAGATAAACTACCTATAGGTTGGTTATGGAATCACATGTCTGGTCTTACAGGTTTTGGTACATTAGGTGCAAGTAAACTTATGGGTAAAGTAGGATATGGTAAGTTTAGTAGATATTACTATACATGTTTTGAAGTTATACTTGATGGTCCTATAACTGAAAAGAAACAAGAACACTTTAAGCAAATAGATGTTGATACGCACGGTGTAGATGATTTAGCATACACACTACAAAGATTTACTTTAGATAAAATAAAAGAACATGTATATCCATTAAAGACTTGTGATAACTTATGTATTGCAGGTGGCGTTGCTTACAATGGTTATATGAATGAAGAATTTACTAAACATTATAACAATGTATTTGTACCACCTGCAGTTGGTGATGAGGGACAAGCCATTGGTGCATATCAACACGCTGATTTTGTCTTAAATAAAAATGTACATAAATCAGAATTGTATGCTGGTAAGGAGTATGATTATGTAGGTGAAGAAAAAGTAAATTATAAAGAAGTAGCACAAGCAATAGCAGATGGTTCTATTATAGGTTGGTTTCAAGGCAAATCAGAAAGTGGTAATCGAGCATTAGGTAATAGAAGCATATTAGCAGACCCTCGTAATCCTGATATAAAGAATATTATTAATCACACTATAAAGATGAGAGAAGACTTTAGACCATTTGCACCTGTAGTATTAGAAGAACATTACCAAGAATACTTTGATACAAGAGGTGGTCCTAGTCCTTACATGTCTAGGATATGTAAAGTAAAAACTGATAAAGTACCAGGCATTACACACGTTGATAATACTGCTAGAATACAGACTATAAATATAAAAGACAATGAGAAGTTTTATAATATAGTGAATGAGTTTTACAAAATTACAGGTATACCGATGTTATTGAATACAAGTTTTAATTGTCAGGAACCTATCGTAGAAACACCTCAACACGCATTAAGAACTTTCAAAAGAACAGCATTGAACATGTTAGTAATAGGAGATTGGGTAATAAAAAAATGAAACACTACGACTTATTAAAAGATAAACGAAGACACGTTATCACTTATAAAAAAGATGTTCCACCAAAAGAAATCATAGATAGAGCTTTAGAAAAAGCATTAATAACAACATCATCTAAAAATAATATGTTTGCATATAGAATAAATGTCTATGGTCCTGAACAACAAGAATGGAAAGAAAAGATATGGACTTTATCTAATAGAAATCATATACAAGTTGACAAAGATACAAATGCTTTAGGTTTATCTAAAGTAACACATGACGCAAAAAAGAATCCTAATCCAAACTACAATCATGTAAGAACTAATCCTTACTTGTTTGCATTTCATAGCAGAGTTGTGCATAAACCAAATGCGTTCTATCAAAAACAGATAGACAATGGTAGTCATACGGCAGATGAGCAATATCCAGAATACGTAGAAAAAATTATAGATCATATCGCTTTAGAAGTAGGAATGTTTGCAACCAATCTATCAAGTTATCTATTAGAAGAAGGATTAGATGTATCGTACAATATTTGTTTTATAAGAGATGTAAAACAATGGCATGATTTAGGTTTTAGTTGGGTAAAAAGAAGACCTATATTAATGATGAGTTGTGGTTATGCTGAAGAAACAAGGCAGCAATGGCTAGAGAAAAAGAATCAATTGGGATTAGACACATGTCCGCCATTATCAGATATAGTAAGTTGGGTTAAATGATAGAAAGAGATCAATTACAATATTTAAAAAATATATTGAGCTTACATAATAATCATATAGATTATAATTTATTGGAAAAAATAATTTATACTATTAAAGAAGAGCCTGATTTAGAACATAATATATTAGACTCTTTTAGTACTCCTCAATTAAACGCAAAGATGAATATTGTAAAACATTGTGATAAACTTGGTTTAATAACAGATCAATCAGAAATAACAATATTCGGTTGTTGGTTTGGCAGTATTCTAGTACCTGCATTGGCACCTAGAGTAAAAAAGATTACAGCAATAGATATGGACGATAGAGTTATAAAGATTGCAAAAAATAAATTATTTTACAACTATGAAAATGTAAACTTTATATCAGATGACATATTCAAAGATTTTAGAAACGAATATGAGAAAACAGATTTATTCATTAATACTTCGTGTGAACATATGCGACCAATGTCTGAATGGGGACCTATAGGACCTAAATCACTATATTTCAATTCAAAATTTGGTGTACCTGTCACACGTAAAGTGCCATGGTGGACAAGAATGAAAAAGACAGCACACTTTGCCTTTCAATCAAATGACATGTTCAATATAGATACACATATAAATTGTGTAAACAATATTGATGAATTTAAAACACAATTACCTAAAAACACCGAAGTGCTTGTTGAAGATGAAATTAATGATGAAAGAGGAACAAGATTTACATTAATAGGAAAAATATTATGAAAAGAGTAATTTTTAGTTTGTATATTGATATACCTTCAGAAGATATTGATATTTTTGATAAAAACATTTTGAAGACAGGTGATACACCTATGAACATAAGAACTAAAGAGCAATTCGCAAAACATTATGGTGATCTATGTGCTTGTAAACAAATCTACGCTGACGCTATTGGTGCTGATTTTATTTTATATGAATATGATACAAACTTTACATTATGGTCAGAAAATATAAAAAAACAATATCCATACCTTACAATGTATAATATAATAAATTTTTATAAGATACATTTAATGTATGAACTATCTACGAAATATGATGAAATATTATTTTTAGATTTTGATGTTGTGCCTATGAAAAATGAAAACTTTTTTGAGGTGTGGGATTTAACAAAAGGTATTGCTGTACTAAACAATAATAATAAAATCACAAAAATAGATTCAGTTACAGATACATCACAAACAATAAGAAGTCCATCATCAAAATATTTCAATACTCAGGCAATGTTGATAGAAAAAGGATTAAGTCCTAAAAATGATGTTATTAATACAGGTATCGTAGGTATTAACAAAGATCATTTAGTAAAACTAAACTACTTTGAAAATTTTAAAGATAATTTAGCTATGATGTCTGAATTAAAAAATAGCAGTGATATATTCCCTAAAAAAGTATTACAATATTTTGGTTGGGATAATGAAACATTATTTTCATTTAAAATAAAAGAAAACAATGTATCTGTACAATGGTTAGATGACAAGTGGCATTATTTTTTATATCAACAAGGATTCATACCTAAAGATACTATACTTTGCCACACTATCAACAAAGACTTTGATCTTGTGTGGAGAAGACTTAATGCTTAAAATATGTACGGTATACTTTGATGGTTTTTACACACCTGATTACGTTGAAAGACTACACGATAGTTTACGTAAACACTCATCAATAGACTTTGAGTTTGTATGTTTAAGTGATACAGATGTCAAAGCAGATTTAGTTCTACCTTACAATCATCATAGTAATATAGTAAAACATTGGCATAAACTAAAATTCTTTAGTCCTCAATTTGCATATCAGAAACCAGATGATGATATAATCATTATGGATATAGATCAAGTCATAGTAAGTAATATAGATGATTTACTAGGCCATCCTGTATCAGATAATGAATTAGTAACATATGGTCAATGGTGGGAAAACAAACTAGGTATCAATGGTGGTTTCTATAAGTTTAAATCAGGTAGTTTAAAATTTTTATGGGATGACTTTGCACTTAATCCTGAATACTGGCAATTACATTTCTATAACGAAGGAACAGTACATAAGAAATATTATGGCGAACAAAATTATGTCAAGTGGAAGATATTAGAACATAAAGCAAAACTAACTAAAACACCTAGTGAATGGATTGCGAAATATACAGATGACTACAATGAAAATTTAAAACTAAATCAAATGTATATGCAAAAGTTTGATACTGACTTTATGATATTAGATAAAGAAGTAAACGAAAAATTAAAAGTAGTACACTTTACAGGTGTAGGAAGAAAGATAAATGAGAATTATTTGTTGTAGATTTGGTAATAAGTTTACTCAATGGCACGTTGATAACTTAAAACATATGATAGATGAATACTCTGGTCTAAAGTATGATAGTTTTGAAGTTATAGAAGACGACCTATATGGTAATTGGTTTAACAAATTTCAGATGTACGATAGGTTCCGAGATGGGGAGAACCTGTATTTTGATTTAGATATGATTATCTACAACAAGTTACCTAATCTAGTAAGAAAAGATTTTACGTTATTAGATGATACGTGGTGGAGAGAACCTGCTCACACACCTTTAAACTCATCTATAGTATCATGGACTGGTGATGTATCTTATATATGGGATAAGTTTAAAGAACAAGACTCTTTCTACGTGGATACCTACACTAGAGGAAGTGATGAATGGTACTATAAATTCATTGACTATAAAACGTATGAAAGAGTATGTCCTTCAATTAAAGACTATCTCTATTATAAACCTTTGTCCTACAGTATGATTACACTTGGTCAAATGCAACATATAATGGAAAAAGGTTGGACTGGTTGGTATTCTAACTATTTTCTAAAATCTGACAAGCAGTAGCAATAATATCTCTTTTAGTTTTTGATTGTCTTAGCTTTTTCTTTAATTCTTCTTTTTTAGAATCCTTAATTCCGTCTAACTCAAATATTGCAAGTTTTAAAGCAAAAACGTGATCTAAATTTTCTTCATCACCAAAAATAGCTTCTACTACTCTAGGATAAAATTTAGTGTCAATCTTATTTGAGTCCATTATTAGACCGTCTTTTTTTGCAATTTCTAAAACCGTATTTTCAAAATCTCGTCTTTCGTCTTTCTTTTTCTGATACGTTGCCTCATGCAATTGATCTAAATTCATAACGGTTGATAATGCTTTATATTTTACATCATTTTCATCAAAAGGAATGTAATATGATATTGTTGCTGTCTTATCTTCATTTGTCATTAATATCTCAATGTTTTGTCTTTCGTTGTCACAAAAATGAGCAGTTATAAAATGTTCTTTTAAATATTCTTCAGTTAACATGTTTGTTCTCCTTAATATAGTCATATAAGTTTATTTTAGGTGACCAACCTATTTTATTTAGTAGTGTATTATCAGCAAGGTTATTCAATCTTTCGTTTTGTTCTCCCACAACACGTTTACAATTAATTCCAAAGTATTCAATCAACTCTACAAGATTGTTTGTAGTACCAGAACCTAAATCTGTTACACCTCTTAAATTTGATTTAATTAAAGTATCTATCCCCCTCACTAAATCGTCAACGTGTATAAAATCTCTACTATGATTTGTGTTGATATAAGGAACATCATTTCGTAATATTCTTGGTATCAACATTGTTTCTCTAGCATTAGGACCATACACGGTTGTAAATCTCATACCCATACTGTTTGCGGGAGCAATACGCTCTAAAGCATATTTACTCATTGCATATGGATTTTTCCAAGGTTCGTGTGCTGTTGATGAACTTGCGTATAAGATTCTTGTATCTTTGAAAAAATCAAAAAGTCTTTGACCTGCGATTACATTTTGTATCCAATACTCTTCCGATTTATCTAAACTATCTCTAACGCCAGATAAACCAGCGAGATGTATAACTAAATCTACAGAATATTTTAAGTCGCAAGAAAGTAAATCATTGCCTGTTGTTTTGTCCAGACAAATTACTTCGTGTTTTTGATCTGTTAAGAATTTATTTAAGTGTTGACCTATGAAGCCTTCACTGCCTGTTAATAATATTTTCATAATTCATAATATAATTTATAAGTCTATTAAGACTTATGTATTCTTAAATAATATGTTGCAGCTGTAGTTGCAGATCCATTTGGAAATTCCTGTGCTCTATAGTCATCAGCATTTACAAATCTTGTTTGATAGTTACCAGAACCATCTAATATAGTATCAGCCATACCAGAACCTCTAGTATTACCAGAGCCAGAAGTACCAATGTTATAACTTAAAGAATAACCATCACTAGATGATACTGCTGTGTATTGCATCCACTCTTGTAATAGTGTATCAAATGCAGCTGTTGTAAATTCTTTAATATTATTAGAACCATCTAAAAAATATGGTTCAGTATATGTAATTTGAGAACCATCAATTCTTTGTAAATAATAGTTTGTAACTGTTGTTGGTTGGTCAAGTGTTTCAGGAATTGAACCTGCTGAATAAGCACCTGTATCTGCTCTTGTATCTGAGAAGATTGCTGTGCTTGATCCTGATACTTCAGTTGATCCAGCAACAGAAGCACTTGTTGAAACGTGATAAGTTCCACCTTGTTGAGTGCCTGTTGATCCTGAAGCCAATAGATCAATTGCTGGGTGTAAAAATGTATCTTTTATATCCGTTAAATCCATTGCTTGTATCTGACCAGATGTGTTGTAATACACAGGCCAAGTTTTACCAGTATCAGACGTAGGTGATCCTGCTGTTCTAGTTTCAGATACTTTATCGTAAGTAACTGTAACAGTACTTGGTTCTGCTGTAGTACCTTCACTTGGTGTTGAAGTTGTACTTGTTGATTGAGCACCCGCTTGTTTTCTTGTGTCGGTAATTGCCGCAAGTGAACCACCCGAACCGACAACAGATAATGCTACACTAGGACTCAATGAATATTGATAGACAGCCTGATCTACGATCTCTGCGACCATAGTAGTGTCCATCTCTCGTAGATTACCTGAATCTACATATAAAGGTTTTCTTACTGCCATAATTTCTCCATTTTTTATCTGGTACCACGTCTTTCAGTAAGTACCTCTCTTTACTTATTTATACTATTTATGCACCTGCAGCGTACATTGTTTTAACAACAACGCCACTAGAATTTAAAATCTGCAAGGTTACTACACTTTTTAGTTGATCTTGCCCTATGGCGTCATCAGCTATATTTGCCTCACCTATAGTGTTGTTTGCAATCATAGAACCAACGATAGTACCTGTATCGCCAGTAGTTATAACTGTTCCTGTCACATCAGGAAAAGTGATTGTTCTGTCTGCTGTAGGGTCAACTACTAGTAAACTTGTTTCAAATGCGTCTGCTGTTGCACCTTCAAATATAAAACCACCAGTAGTAGCAGTTGTATAGAAGTATCCATCAGTAGATATATTTGTACTTCCGAATTCAACATATGACTGATTACTTGAAATTTTATCTACAGTTAACGTTTTAGCTGCAGGCATAGTTACATCATCACTCATTGTGATAGTAGAACCTGAACTTGCAATCGTACTGCCTGTAAATGATAACTCACCTAATGTGTGAGCACCTGTGCCTGAAGCAGTAAACTCACCAGCAATTGTTACATCATCGGTTAATGCGTATGTAACCGTATCTGTCGCTGATACCGTTGCTGTAAGTTGATTTGCTGTACCATTAAATAATAATGTATTTCCATTTACAAGTGTTTGAGTACTTGAGCCATCTGAAACTGTAAAAGATAATGCCCCAGCAATCGCAGCGTATAATTCATTAACAGCGCCTATTACAGACGTTGCGGTTAAACCAGAATCTAACGTAGCAATATCACCAAAATCAGTAGCCGATAGAGCATTAAACTGTGTTCTAAAGTCTTCTAATGTTTGTGTAGCAGTTATTTGTCGTGCAGCCATTACTTTTTAATTACCTCTTTTATTAATCTTTTTATTTCAAACAATTCTTGTTTTAAAGTATTTATTTCTTTTATTGCTCCTCTTAACTCATCACCTTGTTTTTGTCTAGTCTTGTGACGTGACATATACAATTGAAATTCACTTTTATTTACGTTAACGATGGCATTTGAGTTGGTATCTCTTACTAGTCCAGAAAATCCTTCTACTCTTAATTTGCTCATCTTATACCGCCAGTGCTATTCCTCTCATATCTCTTAATACAGGTGGATATGATGAATTACTTCCTTTCATAACTATTTTAATTTGAAAGGCAGTAAAGTCATTTATATCACTTGCTGTATATTTGTATTCTTTAAATGTTGTATCATCTTCAGCAGGTACAATAGATGAGTCTGAACTACCATCTGTATTGAAAGGTGTCCAACTTAAATCATTTAATTCATCGCCATCTGTTGCAGCTCTAAAGTACATTTCAACTTCAGATGTTGCTCTTATGTTTGCAGTTAATCTAATGTCTAACGCTTTTGAGTTGTTTTCTAGCAATACTGGTTTAGTACAATAAACAGCAGCTGATGATGTTCCTGTATTTGTTGTATCACTAACAAAATCAGGTGTGTTAGAACTTGTAGGATTATTTAATCTGTTTTGAATAGTAAAGGCACTAATTCTTTGAGTATCTAATACAGGAGAAAGTTTAGTATTTGTAGTTGTCAATTCTAATATTGTGTAGAATGATTTACCACCAGATATACTTTCGTTTGTTTCGTTTATTTCACTTGCAACCATTTGAGGTGATGTGAAAGCAATATTGTCGTTATTAATTACAGCGAGTTTATTTGTTGCTGATGTTAATGTAAATTCTGTTTCTGATCCATGTACTGATCTACCAGTTGTTGTTCTTACAAAGTAATCAATATTTGTATCAGGTAAAGTTACTATTTGAATACCACCTAAATTTAATACATCAAACAATCTATTTTGTGTTGCTGTAATAGCAGTACCACCAATGTCACCTGTTGCAGTAGCATTTGTTGAACTTGGAGATGTAATATCGTAACTATCTAAAGTTACATTTGAAATACTTGTATATGTTCCATTAATATCAGAGTGTGCAAGACCATTGTGTGAACCACTAGGTACACCAGCGATTGTAACGTTATTACTTGTACCGTGCATACCATGGTTAGGATGGAATACTCTAATTACTTTAGAACCATTTGTTGTTCTTAAAGCATTATTTTTAAGTGTTCTTGTTCCTAATGTATCGTTAGTTAATGTAACTGTACCAGTTACGTTACTAAATTCTGCTCTTCTTAATTTGAATTTCATATCTTCATTTTGTTCAGCAGACCATGTCATACCATTCTGTGATTTAAATAATACACCAGCATATGGTTGAGCAGATATTGTTCTATTTGTATCTAAAGATGTTTCACCTATTCTTGCCACATAAGCATTGTAATCTTGTGAGTTTGCCATTACAACAAAACAATACTCAACGTTTGATTGTATGTAAACGGGACTTGCAAATGTAAATTTAGTTGCAGTTGTACCATCTGTACTTGTATTAACAGCACTTGGATTTAAAGTTACTTCCGAGAATGGTAATATTTTCTGACCTGGATAACCATTTACAACATCTCTTATTTGAACTGTTACTGGTATTGCAGCGTCTTTTGTACTAAAGAATACATCAATAGATGTTAAGAATACACCACCTTCATCATCAATTAAGAAAGTTTGAGCCAGTGGGTCATGGTAACCAACTTGTCTTTCTTCCGTTCTAGTTGATGTTCTACTAATACTTTGACTTTCGGTAACACTTCTCATTTCTACACGTGCTTCTCTACTTGAAATAATAGTTTCTCTTACTGTTTCTAATAGACCTCTTGCAACATATTCAACGTTTGCAGCCGTTTCTACGTTTGCGTTTGTTAAACTGTTTGAAGATGAACTTGTTAATCTGAATAATCTTTGACCTGTTCTCCATCTAGGATTTGAATCAGTTTTAGGATCAGGTATTGCGAATGTACCTTCAACTCTACCATTAGCATCTGAAACTAGATTGCCGCCTAATGCACCACCGTCTGGAGTTACATATGAAGTTACATCTATGTTATCAAAGTAAGGATAAACTCTTGTATTTGGTTTTAATCTTGTTGCAACAAATGTTAATGTTCTACTTCTAATAAAAGGAACAAATGCAACTGAAACAACTCTATCGCCGATAGATGTTCTTACTGTTTCAGGTACAGCAACTGCTCTAATTCCTGTTCTTGTTTGTGATACTTGTTGAGCAGTAGTTACTTCTTCTTTTGCAATTACTCTCCAACCATGACCACCTCTTTTCTTATATGTACCTACATTTTTTCTTTCTGTTTCAATAGGTCTTCCTGTCCATGTATCTTGCCATGAATTCCAAACTGTTGACATAGGAAATTCAGATAACTGATTAGAGTTACCAGAGTTTTTAGTTAAGTTGTCCCAACTACCATTAGGGTTGTTGATAACTAATTCAGGTGCTCTTTCTGTTTCTTTCCATTCATCACCTGGAGGTGTTAATTCTATTGCACCTATCCATGTAAATACACCAAATGGGTTAACATTGATAGCCTTACTTGCATAAGGTTGATCTATTAATGTTTCCTCAGTATATGGTAATGTTATTAAGTCGCCAGTCTTTTGATAGTTATGTGTTGTTCTATCATCAGCTGTAATTGCAGTACCATCATCATCTCTTTCAATAAGTTGTACAGCGTCTTCATGGAATGTAGGTCTTAACTCACCGTTTGCGTAATCTATAGAAACTTTGTAATCGTTATTTCCTACATCACCAATACCGTGACCTGTAAAGTTATCTACAACGAAACCATTTTTAAATCTATCAAAACCATTTGAGTCTTGTATTTGTAAATTCTGTGCAGCTGTTTCTAGTAGAGATAATTGAGTATAGTATTCTGTAGTTTCTATTCTTCTTTCTATTCTACCAATATCTCTCATTGTATATCGTTTGTTGTCAACGTGTTCTATACCAACTTCAGATGTATCTAATGTATATGCAGGTAAAAACAACGTGTATAGGTGCATTGCGTTATCTAATGTACCAGGTACTCTTGGTTCTAATGAACTAGCACCTTTTAATACTTTAAAGTTACCATCTTTATCTAAAAATATTTTATCTACTCTTCCTAAATAGTATTCAAAGTCTGATCTAACGTCTGAATTAAATTTGATAGGTTGTACTACTGAATTACCAGTACCATCAAATGATCTATCTTGGTTACCTGAATTGATTGTACTTGCGTCATCAACTCTTGGTCTAAAGTCTAAACTATCTCTTAATTCATATCTAACACCTGTATTGTTTGAAGTGTAAGCAGGAATGTCTTCGTAATTAATTGCTGAGTATGAGTCAACATCAAAATAATCTCCTGCACTATGAGAGTAATAGTTAAAGTTTACAAGTAATCTACCTGTTGGTGTTAACGCACCAGTTTTTAATTTTATTCTACCAACATCATAGAAGTTATCTCTTTGACCTGTATCTAAATCAAATCTATCTGTAACGTCTGTATGTGATATTGTTGCATCCGTACTAAAGTCAGGTGCCATGTAAATTGAATTGATAGCAATTACATCTGCTTTTGCTAAACTAATTACACCACTCTCTATTGTTGCCTGTGTAGATACAGCAAGTGTTTCATTACTGTTAAGTGTTTTTGTTTTCGAAGTACCTACCGTTTTGTTTAACGTAATTAATGCTTTAATATTGTGAGCAGCGTAGTTTGCACCAAAGTCAATTGTCAAAGTAGTTTTAGCACCATTCAATGTAAATATAGCACTACCTTCATGGTTGTTACCTGTTAAGCTTAATACATCTCCTACAGCGCCTGATCCACCAGAACCTGTACTTGTAATTGAGATAGTATAATCGGTCTCTGATAAATCAGCAAATGTTTCATTTACACCAGCAGAAAATGTAGCGATACCATCACCAGTTAGTGTTTTAATTTCGTGTTTTCTAAATGTGTAAGTTGTATCTGAAGCATTACCATTTGCAGTTGTCTTTAATGTTTTAATATTTTCATATGGCAGTTTAAATATAGAAATATTTTTATCAGGTGATTGTATTTTTGTTCTTCTTCTTGTTGCAATTGTTTTTGTGGATACGTCTGATCCACCAACAGCAGCTGATAGTGTTATTGAACTATCACTAATGATAGCCTCAACTATTCTAGTTAAAGAGGTACCACCGTTTGTAGTAAATGATATTGAATCGCCAACTAATAATTCAGATGTAAATCTTGTGTTGAAACCTGTTACAGATGTGCCACTATTTGCGATAGATAGTGTACCTGTTAATGTTGCATTGTCGCCATTTGTAACGTCTAATGATGTGTCAGCAGTAAATGTAGGCGAACCTGCCATTGCAATTTGTTTAACTTGTGGTATATCAAATGCAGTAACACCTTTTAAACCAACAGCGTCTGCTTGAATAACTGCTGTGTTACTTGATGTGCCACCTGTTATTGTTTCGCCAGTAGCAAAAGTACCTTGTACGTTTGATACTATAACTACACCGTGTGCAGCTGCACCACCTGAAGTGTAAGTGGTAAATCCTGATCCATCAATTGAAGTAGTGCCGTCTGTGTCATATAACTCGAAATTTGATGTCGATGGGTTTCTAACTGTATAAACGTTATTATTTAATTCAGTCATTCCACTAACGCCTGTAATTGTTACTTGTTGACCTTCTTTAAAATTGTTTGAAGATGTAACTACTACAGGATCAGCTGCAGTTGCACCTGTGATTGTAGCACTTTCTGTAGTAGATACAGATTGAACTGTTGCAGTAGCACTTGAAGTACCACCAGTTACAGTTTCACCTGTTGTAAATGCTTGTGCAGTTTTAATATTTAAGTGTGTAAATAAAACTATATCAAAAAGATAATGTTTGTAAATAGCACTTGTTACACTTGAACTTGAAAATATGTTTGAAGCAGCAGTACCAGAAGAATATTCAAAGCCTCTACTTTTTGCTCTACCAATTGTAGTAATACCTGAACTTGATCCTGTGTTTGCAGTACCACGTGAACTTGTTGCTGTATTGTGTAAAGTTAAACCTTTAAATCCTTCTACACCTGAAGCAGTTGAAATGTCAGGAGAACCATAAACGTTTGTTACGTTTACAAAGTTACCTACATCAAATCTAGTACTAAAATTATTTTGTGTGTCAAAATCTCTTGCCTTATCTACAGGTAAAAAAGTTGTTGCGATTGTGTCTATCTCATAACCTTTTACATATGCTTTTCCAGGAGAGAATCCTACTGCAAGTTTAGTTGCGTCACCACCTGCTGATGATGTAAAGATACCTCTATTGTTGCCTGAAGATAAATGTTCTCTAACATCTATATCAAAAGGTCTTACAACATAGTCACCACTTTCGTCAAATGTTCTACGAGCAAGTGTATCTTCTAATACAGCGTATTCAGTTGTTCTAACTTGGTTTTGTAATACACCACTTGACAATCTTAACAATTCATAGAAGTTACTATCTTCAGTATTGTTTAATGCTTTTTTGCCTAATGTTAAAAGTATTTTAAATCTGTGAGCGCCAGGAGCGTTTGAGTTTGATACGCCTTGTGCGTTATCGTTTAGAGATGTATCATCACCAGGTGTGACAAAAGATTCTGTTACTGATAAACCAACTCTATAACTAGGTGTATCTGAATATTTTTCAAGTATCAAAGTTTGTGCAGATACTTGAACGTGAAAACCATTGATGTAATATACACCTTCTTTAATCTGTGCAGCTGATCCTGTATGACAAGAAGCAACAACAGCTGTTGAAGTATTAGATGATGTTATTGTTTCACCATGTGTAAAAGGAATTTGTGCACCATCAGAAGCAGTATTCATGTATTTAACGAATAGTGTATCTGGATCAGTACCGTCTGTAGCAACAGCGTTTACAACTTTAGCAGTAACGCCTGAAGTACCACCTGTTAGTGTAGTGTCAATATAACTATCTACAGTTGAAGCAGATTTAGATGTTAACTTAACAGCATAGTATTTTAAATCGTAACCAATTTCACCAGGAATGACCATTGATCCCTTATCAAAAAGGTGATCTGACATTCTTTCTATTTGATTTTGTAATTGTGTTTGAGATTGAGTTAATTCTCTAGCTTGAACAGCAAACGCAGGTCTAAAAAGAACTCTATGGAACTTTTTTGACTCTGTAAAATCGTCATAGTAAGGACTGACATTGAAATCAGTTGGACTTGGCATAATTTATTTTCCTTTATTAAAACTCAATGATGAGTTTGATGTTTTCAGTTTGGTCAGTCGCTCTTGCAATTTTTGTTCTATTTTCAACGTATAAGATTTCTCCAGTATCATGTTTCAATTCAGGAGCAGCATAACCAGAAGTAAATGAAACATTGTTAACAGTTGAAGTAGTATTTTCAGGAGTACCTGTAGCACTAGATGTTTGTCCAGTAATTACATTTGTACCACTAAAAGCAGTAACGTTACCATTTGTATCAGCACCAGCGTCATTGTGTCTAGTCTGAACATAATATAAAATTTTATTTGTAGCATCCCATTCAACAACTTTACCTACAGCACCTGTACTTGCCTGATTAATTTCTTCATCAGCAACAAATGTTCCTGGAGTGGGTGAAGTATTAATTTTAACAGCAGATGTGCCTCTTAATGTTGACGCAGAAGCAGCCGAACCAGCTGCGTTGTTTGGATTCTTAATTAAAGTAATTTTTCTAAAGTCGTTTGCAGCCGTAAAATCACCAGAGTTAGAACTTTCAGTTCCTTCTAATGTTGTATTTAACATAACAAAGAATCCACCTAATTCTTCTACAGCGTTAAAACCATGACCACCTTTTGGTGGAATGATTACGTCTAATTCTGCACCTGACCCAGCACCACCAGCATTTGTAGCTGCAATGATGTCAGCATTTCTAATATAACCTGAAGTGTAACCTGTACCAGCGGTTGTTATAGATACAGCAGTTATAGCGCCTGAAGTTAAAGTTACAGAGCAAACACCACCACTACCATCACCTCTAATTGGTACAGCAGTTATTGTTCCTGATGTACCACCACCTGAAACTGTATAACTTGATCCACCAGTTTTAACTTTTACTACGTCTAGTGCGCCATCAACAGCAGCTGATGATACAGTTGAGTCAGTTGAAACTGCCATAAAGTCAGTTGATAAGAAATTTGATTGTTGTGTCGCCGATAAAGTGTACATATATTTCCACTTGTATCCATCACCAGTTGTAATTAAAGTTGTACCAGTACCTGTTGGTTCTACTGTCGAAGTAGTATTACCATCATTGTCTAAACACTTGTAAACGTTTCTGTCTGAAGTTATTACATAAAAAGTAGAGTCAAACAAAGTTGTTGCACCACTATTTGATGTAATCCTTGTTGATGTGCTACCTGTTACAAACTCCTCGTAATCGTGTCTGTAAATATCGTATGTTGTACCTGATGTCCAGTTTCTTCTAGGAATAACAAATGAAACGTCTGAACCTGTGATCTTTTTTGCAGCCAGCAGATCATCATAGTTTTTAAATTCATTTAGTACACTATCACCTGGTGTAGTAGGTGCTGTTTCTGTACCTTCGTAGTCTGTTCTACCATCTGGTCTTGTTAAAGTACCAAATTCTTGTGCTCTACCTATTCCTAAGTAGTAAACTGTTGGAGAAGCTTCAGAAAATGATTCCTGAAACTGTTCCGCATTGTTCATTCTAAATTTGTTTGTTATTATTGCTGGCATTGTTATTCCTCTTTATATTTATAATCAAAATCTATTATGATCCTGCTCCTATTATTGTTTTAACTGCTGATCCTGTTGAGTCTAATATTTCTAAAGTAACGGCACTTGTTAACTGTGTAGAACTGATAGAACCTGCTGTTACTGAAAATTGTGTTCCTGATAGTGTTAATCCTGTACCTGCAGAATAAACTGCTGTTTCAGCAATTACAGAAAATGTAATATTTGTAGTACCAAATGTAATTGTACCATTTGTAGTCATTACATATAACTCACCAGCACCTGTATCACCTTCTCTTACGAAAAATGCATCACCTTCTCCTAAAGAATCTGGATCAGAAGCACCATAACTGTCTGTATCTGTTGTTCTTGTTAATACCCAAGCAGTCGCACCATCACCAACAGTTGATACATAATATACACCATTGTGAGCTGCATTTGTTTGATTGTAAATTAAAACTCTATCATTTAAAGATAAAGCAACACCATCAATTGAAACGGCTGCTAAAGTACCTGTGTTAGTTAAAGTTGCACCTACACCTGAAGTACCGTTATCATATGAAGCATTTAAATTTATTGGAGACTCTACCCTTACAGGATCATGGTAATGAATACCTGCAGCTGCAATTGTATCTACGTAAGTTTTAATTGCTTTTGCTGAAGCAAGTGTAGTATCTGTACCTGCAACTGAATTTAAATCTGTATCTAAAACACCAGACGCTAAATCAGCAACTTCAATGTTTGAAATTGAGTTACCTGTACCATTTGCGTCAAAAGTTTTGTTAGTAAGTGCTGTTGTTGAACCTGCAGTTATGTAACTTTGTAAATCACTTATCTGACTTTCTGTAATAGAAACACCTGAATTTATAGCAGCTTGGTGTTGAGTGACACTCGATTGTGTAATATTAGCATCTGGAACATCAGCCCAAGTAACTGCTGATGATAAATCATTAGCTTCAGAAAATGAAGTAATATAACCAGAGTCATTTGTCCATTGTGATATATTACCTGACTTGTTTGTTAAAGTATGTGTAGATGATGCTGTTAGTAAATCTGAATTTAATGTTGTACCGTCACCTATTGCTGTATAAATTTCATTAAAGTTGTCGTTGACTAAATCACCAGCGGCTCGAAGTGTTGAACCTGTGCCGTCATTTGCAATTGTTCCGATGTTTATTGTTTGTTTTGCCATATCTCTCTCTTACTATTTATATCTTAACCTACATCAAATGTAGTTGTTCCACTATCAAATGTGGTTTGTGTTTCATCAAAAGTATCACCTTGTAAAACACCTATTTGTGCAGGAATTGTGAAATTTGTTTTGATTTTTCTACCATCCTCTGAAGATGTCATTAAAAATATTGCGTTTGAACCATCTAGTGATGTTCTTGTACCTTTTACTTTAATAGCACTTAATTGTTCAAATGTAATACCACTACTACTAGGTGTTCCGTTTGCTGTAAGACCAAATGCAGTCTGTATCATCTTATTAATTGACCCAAATCTAGGTCCTGCATATACAAATCCTTGTCTTACATTGACATTGTTTATAGTACGTCTAACTCTACTTACATAATCTATTACAAGTGGTTGTGTTTTTAAAGTTACATCTCTTGTTGTTTTACTAAACTGTGAAATTGTATCTGTATCAAAGTCAGCAGATACTACTTCGTTTGCGTTTGCTCTTAAACTTGTACCATCTGATTCTGTACCCAATCTACGACCAACAAGTTTTGAGTAAATTCTTGTAAGTAGAGTTTTTAAGATACCTTCTACACCAGAGTTTACTCCAGTTATTCTTCTAATCTGAGCATTTAAACTTGACTGTATGGCAATCTCACCTTGAAAATAAAAACCAGCAGAGTGTAAAGTTTTTACATATGCGTCACGCCATTCATTAATTGATCTACCAACTTTTATGATATATGAATAATCTTGGTATAATAAACTGTCTTGTATTTTCATTGAGTTTTCAGATACCCAACCATCTTCGTTTATAAAAGTACCATCTGTAGTTACAACTGTACCTATTGAAACTGTACCAGTTGCTTGTTGTAATCTTAATGCAGTAAATGTAGCGCCATTACCACCAGTAATTGTTTCTCCCTCTACAAATGATCCACTATGATTTTTTGCTTTTACAATATTCAAATTCGTATCTATAGAAACTATCTCAGCAGTAACACTACTAGTACCACCAGTTATTGTTTCTCCTTCACTTAAACCACCTGAAAGACCATTGTATAAAATATAAGTTGGTAACTTTATTGTTGGTGCAGGACTTGCTTGATAATTATAACCAGACTCAATTACTTTCATTGTTAATGCACGTCCTATTTCAGAACCATATGCTAATAGTTTTGCACCACTACCACCAGATGACGTAACCGTCACACTAGGTAAAGATGTATAACCATTACCAAACTCAATCATTCTAACATCTGTAATATCTTCGTTACCTGAACCTGCTTCTTGTACAACTTTGTTACCAAAATATTGGTCATTCTTACCTGTTTCATCTTCTAATATTAATTGACCTGTACCTGTACCAGACTCTAATGTAACACCACCATTTACAACTGATACTCTTGCAGTCGCATTTCCTGTGCCAAAGTTTATGGTATCACCTACAGCGTAACCTGTACCACCTGTATCTACTAATACTTCTTGTATTGTACCAGGACCTATTGTACCAACTTTAACATTTGCACCTGTACCACCTGCTGTTATTTCTACTTGGTCATCTTCGTTATATAATGCACCATCATTTGTAATTGTTTTTTGATCTATAATTTCTGAAACTGTTAATGAAACTAAAACATCAGCGTCTGTATTATCTGTACCTGTAATTGTTTCACCAGCAACAAAAGAACCAGAAACAGAATTATCACCTACAACTAATTCAGTAACTTCTACACCACCTATTAAAAATTTAAATACATCTTCTACAATTGCAGTTGCTTCATTTATATTTGTATCTGTCGGGTTGTTTGCTTGTGTGATTGTTTGACCTATAAGATTTGTAGGCTCTGAATTATCTAATGCTAAACAACGAATTATTTTTTTAGTATCCCATTTACCATCAGACACCCTTAACATTTCATCTTTAGGGTATCTTATTTCAGCGTCTTCGTTTAAAAGTAATTTAAAAAATATTTCACTTGCACGTTTTGTACCTTTAGATTGATATAGTGATTTAATATTTTTTGTAAGATTTCTTTTATCTATACCTTCGTATAATCTATCGGGTACACTTGTTAAAAATGAGTTTCTAAATTTAGATAAGAAACCTGATATAGTTTTATCTACATCAGCGTAATCTAAAAGTTGTTGAATATTTTGAACTGGGTTTGCTCTGTACTTACCTATAGTTGCCTGAGCACCTGAAGACGAACCTGTTATTAATTCACCTTCTATAAATTTATTTTGATGAGCAACAAACAAACGACCACCACCATCAACGTCTTCTATTATTACCGTTGTCGTTGCACCAGATGTAGAACCTGTAATAGTTTCGCCGTTTATAAAATCACCATAACTTGTGTCTTCTAAAAGAACGTTATCGTCACCATCATCTTTACTTACGTTTGTACCATCAAGTACAATCTTTGCAGCTGTTGTACCTTCTAATACTAAATGATCTGGATCGCCAATGTTTGTTAATGTAATCTCAGCTGATTCCATCAACTGATAATATGCTTTTACAAAATCTAAAAATAATGGGTGGTCTTCAAGTACAAAATCAGGTACTTGTGAATTTATAAGGTTTGATATTTTATCTTTAAAGTCGGCCATTTCATCTAATAACTACTAGTCGTGGTATATCCTATACCAGCGTTTGCTGAGCCTCCTGCTAATGTGTCAGCCTCAACTGTAACTGAACTGTTTGCAACATCAATATCTAATACTTGATTTCTGATAGGAACAATATCGTTTGAGTTAGGTTTAACCGTAACTTCTATAACTGTTGAAGCTGCACCTCTTACGTTTTCTATATTAGAAACATTTAAAGAGTTTACTTCAACTTTACCTGTTGAGTAATCTATTGTGCCTTGTGTACTGTTAGCATATGATCTTACAGAACCATCATTTCTATATCTTCTTACATTACCTTGTCCATCATCATCTAAAAACCAAATGTTTGTAGTGTCGCCATCAATTTTAAATCCTGTTGATTCTAAAATACCACCAGAAGCAGAATTGTGACCTGAATGTGGATTGTATAATGCGTTTGCAAAGTTAATTGTATATTTTGTAGAACTGCCTAATGTTGGTACAAAAGACTTTCTCATTTTAATTGTAGTTATGTTTGATAAAATACTTTCATCTGTTTCATCAATCAATCCTGTTAATTTAGAATATCTAAAAATAGTATCAAATGATTGTAAAGTATTTGCGTTGTAATCTGTTATTGTTGTAACAATGTTTGATTTAATTGTGTCAGCAGTTTTAGGTGTTGTTGCCTCATTAAACTTAACGTTAGATGTAATTAATATATCTGTTGTTTCAGGATCAATGATAACTGGTGTAACTGAAGCAACTGAATATTTTTTTAAATCTTTTACTATTTTATCTTTTGTAGCGTCTGTAAGATTAGAACCACTTGTTGGTAAAATAGAAAGATAAACTCTACCATAGAATGGCGTTTCAGCGTCTTCACCACCCCAAGCACTAACTGATTGTGTGTTAGCATAAAGTTGTTTTACTTTTGATTTATAATCTTCTATTGTAACTGCTCTGTCTTGTGACGCATAAAAATTAGGTGCATTGAATTTTATACTTTGTAAACTTTCAGGTTCAGCACCACCTTGTGCTGATGAGTTAACAGTTGTAGTTACGTCTGTAAATCCAGAAATAGAACCTGATAATGTAAATGCAGTTGCACCGTTAGCTTCTGTTTTGTTTGTAACAACATAACTAATACTAATTATGTTACCATCGTCTAATGATTTACCAATTACACCATCACCAAAGTAAATTTCAAATTGACCGTCTTCAGCCTCTTGGCAGAAATAAACTTTTGATGTACTATCTAATTCTGTTATTGAACTTGCTTTAGTGTACGTGTTTTGTGTTACATCTGAAGCACTATTTTGCACTACAACTTTTATTGTAGTTGTATCTGCTCTGTCACTAGGTATTAAAAATCTTTGATCTATATCTTGGCTGTCATATGTGTAAGCATAGGTAACATATGTACCTTCGTAAACATTTAAACTTTGTGCTGTGTAAATACCATCAATTGGTTGTACAACTTTATCTGATACTGAAACAAACGTGTAAGTTAAACCATCTATTGATGAAGTAAATTTTGTACCTGCAGGAATTGTAATTGAAGCACCTGTACCATCGTTGATTACTAATTTTAAATCAGCGATTGGTGCTCTAGCAGAGTTAGGTGTGTATCCTACTAATTTAGCCAGTGACGCAACACTTGATCTTAACTGTGCTGTGTCCATAAACATTTCGTTTGCTACAAAGTTTGCATTGTAAGCCAAGTAGTGTGTATTGTAAGCAAGTAGGTCAAGCAATATTGCCATTGAACTACCTTCAAAGTCGTAATCTTTAAATTCGTTTTGATTTGCTAAAAATCTTTTGAGTGAACCTTTTATATTTTCAAAATCTAATTCTGAAATTTCTAATTTGTGTTGTGCCATCTTATCTTACTCTTTGTAAAAATGTTGATACTGATATAGGTGCTTCTGCACCATTAATTAAAAATGAAACCATAATATCTAACCCATTATTGTTTTCATCTTCCTGAACAACCACATCTTCTACTGAAACTCTAGGTTCGTATTTCTCAATTGCCATTGCGACCCTATCTTTGATGATTACCATCATAGGTTCGGTCATGTTCTCAAATAAGAAACCTCTTAAATTACAACCAAAGTCAGAATTAAAAGGTTTTTCGTATTTGTTTGTTAAGATTATATTCTTAACAGCTCTCTTAATTGCCTGTACATCAAATAATCTTGCAACATCTTTAGTTGCTGGATTTTTAGTAAAGTTTAAATTTAAATCTTTGTAAATACGATTTGATCGTTTACTTTGATTCGTTGTACTTGCGTCATAGTTTGAATAGGCCATAACTATATTTATATGACTTTACAGACCATTTACTAATACATTTAGAGAAGTGAGTATCATTGCACCTGAATCAGCACTATCAGTTGTACGACCCCAAGGTATACCACCTATCTTTACGTTTGATGATCCTTTGTTTAAAAAGGCAACATGTGATGAACAAGGTGGTATAATAGGTGGAACTAGGTGTGTTACTGTAGGTGTGCCTTGAACAGCACCATAGATACCGTTTGCCTTTACTGTTCTTACTAAAGAGATCGCTAAATTGGTGGTTCCATCGCAAGCGTGTCCTGTAGTTAACAAATCTCCTTCTCTTGCCGCCATTTTACCCTTTTCCTTGACCGTTATAGTGTTTCCAACTACGTTTTTTAGATTTATTCATTGATCCAAACTTTACACTTCTTTTTTTCTTACTTTGTGAAGTTTTTTTGTAAGATTTTTCCCTTGCAACAAAGGTTTTACTTAATTTTGCCATTATCTACCTATTTTTTTCTTTCTACCAAGTGGTAATTGTATTGAAGACACGATTTTTTTACCTTTTTTACTAATATATTCATATCCAATCAACTGATTCTTAAATTTTTCTTGGATTGACTTAACAGCCTTCTTAAAACTTGTATCTTCTTTCTTTTCCTCTTGTCCTGATTCGTTCCAGAACAGAAATTCACGCATTTTTGCCATAATTTCCTCAATTTTTAGTTAATTTCTACTATTTATAACGGTTTTTGTTCTACTTTTGTTCTATATGTGCCAAAATGCCGACAAGCTACGGAAGAATCGGACAATTATTCCATTTTTTTGTTGATTTTTATGTAAAAATACGGTATATTAGCAGTATATGATAAACAAAAACATAAAAACAAATAATATGACGATAGTTAGAAATATCGCATATAAACAAATAGAAAAAATGAGTAAGAATATCAAAGAAATTATTGAAGTTGATAATACTCTTTTAAATATGATTGATATTAATATGAAAAACGCTATTAATAAAATCATCAACGATTACAAATTAAAACAACAGTAACCAAGGAGAAAACACTATGAATACACTATCTACTAAAGCAATAAGTGACATTGAGAAGTATAACAAGTTAAGAGAGATGGAAGAAGCTGTTAAAAGAATTGAAAAAAAAATAGTTGAAGGTAAAGAATTACTTAAAACAAAATCTTTATTTCAAGTAATACAAATAATGAAAACTAAAAAGGACATATAACACTATGACTATGGTAACACAAACTGCAAAAACACTTGATGAAGGAATTATAAATCTAATGGCTGGTGCCAAATCTGATTATGTAAAATGGTCAACAATAGGTGGTAAAGAATTAACTGGCTACTCTAAAGAACAAGTTGAAAAATGGGATAGTAAAACATCTATAAGACCTGGTAAAAAGTACATTAAGATTGTACAAGAAAACGGCGTGTTTTGTTTTATTGTAAAAGAAGACTTTAAACATTTTAAAAAAGGTGATATATTGAAAGCCGCTGGTTTTAATGCACCTGCTTTAAACTCTGCCAGAGGTAATGTTCTTGCTGGTAATTATCCAATTCAATGGACTGGTCCATTATATTTAAAATAAACAAAGGAGAAAACACTATATGAAAAAAGGAAAATGTACTATGTGTAAAAAAGTATTTGTACCAAAGAAAGATGTTTCTATTATAGGAAAATTAGGTCCAATACCTATTGACTTATGTAAAAGTTGTTTGCCTAAAGTTTTGAAATATGATGAATTAACTTTAAATGATACAAGGAGATAGAATATGAAAAATGAACAATTAAGAAAAGATATAATGAAACTTGCGTTAGCTGAAAGTGCTACCGAATGTACCATCGTTTGTGGTACTTTATTTGCTAAGTTTGATGTTTCAATACATGAACAGATGGCAAAGAATTTAAAAACAACTTTACAGACTTTCTTTGATAATAGAAAGAAAAATGATTGTAATGTTCAAATGTCAGGTACATTACCTGATAATGAATATGCTTATGACTTTATGCCAATCGTTGATTTTAGACATGAGGGAATAGGAATATAATGTTTAGACTTTGGATAACAATTTTAATATTTTCATTTATATTTTCTGCCGCTGCTGTATTCGCTGAAGAACATGACGTTTGTAAACATGAACAAAAATATAGTCAGATTTGGTATTACAATAATTGTGATGGTGAAACATTAGTAATAAAAAAAGTATCAGGTAAGAATACAAAGAATACACCTTGGAAAGGTTACGAAAATGGCACTTCATCTGAAATACCTGAGGATGCAAATCCAGATTATAAGATATTAAAAAAATATCTAAAAAAATATATTAACGAACCAGTAAAAGAAAAACACAAAATCGTTATAAAGAAATCAAAAAATTATAAAGAGTTTACTTTTAATCTTACTGAAGATAAAAAGGTTACAAAGGCATTAAACAAAACTGCTCTATTAAGTTACCTTATGTATGTTGATGGTGAGATAGTAATAGATCAAATTACACCTAAAGATAGATTTGGTAAGATATTTAAAAACAAATCTTTGTATGTTTCAAACTCTATGGGTAAATCAATTATGTCATATGTTTATGGCCATGCTGTATGTAGAGGATATGTTAATGGTATACATGAAACTATGAACTGGGATGTATTAGAAAATACTTTATTTGAAAATCAACCTATAATTAATGTGCTTAATATGGCGTCAGGTTCACAAAAATATGTTGATAACAAAGGTGGTGGTAGTTTTAAAAAATCAAATAGATGGGTTAATAGATGGTCAGTAAATAGTATTGCAAAAAAAGAATTAAAAAATACTACACCTGGCAAAAACAAATATCACTATGCAAATTTAAATACAAATGTTTTTGCTAGTTATGTTATGGCAACTATGGGTGCTAAAGAATACAAAAAAATGTTAAAAGATATATTTCAAAATAAAATTGGTATTCAATATAATGTTGTGATGAAACAACCTGGTCAATCTAAAAAATCTGACTTGTCTATGACTTATGGAATGCACTTAACTAGATATGATTATATGAGAGTTGCTGTTGCAATGTTAGATGATTGGAATAACAATACTTGTGAAGGTCAATATTTAAAATCTTTACATGAAAATAGAATTAAAAAAGGTAAAACTAATAATGCAAATACAACAGACGCATTTTCACACACTAAATCATACGGTGGTCAATTTCATATGGGTATCTCTGGTAAGAGAGATAAACCAATATTCATCATGGACGGTTTTGCTGGTCAAACAGTTACAATTGATTTTGAAAACAATAAGATTGTCAGCACAATGGCAATCCATAGAGATTACAGTTGGTCAAAATTAGTTAAACCCTACTTCTAATAATTAATATTATATAGGTGCAGCTATCAATGTAAGTAGCATAAACAATATTATTATGCAACCTGTAAAGTAGTAATTCATATCTACCTCGTTTTTAATAACAGTTTTAATTTTTCGTACCAATAGATACCACCATCTCGTAGTGACTCATTGGCCTCCCTTAATGTTTCAAGTTTCTTAACTAAATCTTTTAGTTGTTTTTTATCTAGTGTTTTTTTACGTTCTACAATCTTCTCTAATTTACTTATAACATTGTCAATCTTTATACACGTGAAAGGAGGTACTTTAGGTGCCTTCTTTTTTAGAGAGGATATAGTTATCTTCTTAGGCTTTTTAGCCATACTATTCTCCTTGTTACAATGTTCGGTAATTAATATAAGATTATGTTAGTAATATTTATAATAAATAAACACATGAATGATGAAATAAAGAATGCTATTGACGTATGTAAAAAAGCACAGCGTAATTATGATTTGAATAAAATGGTTTCAGAAAAAGATTTAGATACACTTATCTATGTTGCAGCTAACTCACCATCAAAGCAAAACGAAACACATTATAGTTTAAGAGTATATACTAATCCTAATATTATAAGAAAAATATATAACCTAACAAAGTTATTTACTTTTCAAACTAATACTCAAACAGATAAAATATTTACAGATACTAAAAAGAAGTTTGTAACCGATCATAGATATGCTGTAACAAATTCACAAATACTAGCACCTGTTGTTTTTGTGTATTGTGATGAAACTAAAAATATGAGAAGTGGTACACACATTGTTGCTACACAACCAAACGCAACTAAAATAGCAATAGATACTTTAGAAGAACAAAAGAATACATCAATAGGTATATCATCTGGTCAACTAGTTATGGCTGCAGCTTTACTAGGATATAAAACTGGTTATTGTAGTGCCTTTGAAAGAGATGTAAATGGTGATAACGTACAAAAATTATTAAAATTAAAATCAGAACCTAAACTACTTGTGGGTGTAGGATATCCTCATCCAGACATGACTAGGGTAGAACATCCTGAAGTCTTTAATAAAGATATAAGTATCAAAGAAGGCAAACATGGTGATGAAGATAAGAGATGGACTTTCCCATCTATGTTAAGCGAAGACCTACATAAGAAGTATCATTATGGGTTTGAAAAAATTGAAGTGTATATGAATGACAAAAGATACAAAAGATAAATCACATCTAACAAAAGGTGGTCCAGGCGACAAATATCTTGGCGATGGTAAAGTTGATACTAGTCAATGGTTTCAAGCAGGTTGTATGAAACCTTGGAGTGATGGTGAGTTTGAACAAAAAGTTAAAGATCAAAAGATATTTTTCTGCACAGCACCTTTTCAAATGTTATACACTAACACTAGAGGCAGATATGCACCATGCTCGTGGGCTGAATTAAACAACGAACATTTAGCGCCTAGAATACAAGACGTTGATTTTAAAGACTGGTTTGAAAACAATGAAAATCTAAACAAGTTAAGAGCTGAAATGTTAGATGAAAATTCTGATTTAAAACTTACAAATGAATGGTGTAGAACTTGTAGAAAACAAGAAAAACTATATGGTAGATCAAGGCGACAAGCTGCACTTAAAATACAAACTAATGATTCACTTATATGGCCTGAACTAAAAAAATCTATAAGAAGATACCAACAAGATATGAAAGGTCATATTAAAGATAGATGTTTTGAAGTACAGATAAAAGTATATGGTAATAAATGTAACCTTGATTGTTTTATGTGCCATCCTTGGGATTCAACAAAAAGAATAGAAACAATACAACACAAGGCATTAGATAATCAAACCATATATTCACAAAAATTACAAAAGTATGCTAGATCAGGAGTATCATTTAATTTAGATAATGATAGTTTAGATAAAATATCAGATCAGGTAGTAGATATAGCACCTTACATCTATGCAATGAAACTAATAGGTGGTGAACCATTAGTTATGAAACCATATTACAAGTTGCTTGAAAAACTAGTAGAGAAAGCACCAGATGATTGTCAGAAAATGCTTTTAAAGTTCCAGACAAATATGCAAACTATGAATATGGATAAAATGAAAGTTACAGATTTTATTCCTAAGTTTGGTTTATTTGAATTTACTGTATCGCTTGATAGTGTAGGAATGGCAAATAATTATATTAGAAGAAGATCAAATTGGGATGAGATTGTTAATAACATTAAGACCGTTAGAAAGTACCCTAATGTAAAAATAAATATTAATGGTGCTATATCGTTTTTAAGTGTGCTTAGATTTTATGAGTTGCCTGAATGGTACGACAAAAATATTGATATATTTGAAACAAGGGAAAGAGGCTCTATGATAAACTGGTCTAATATAAGAAGTCCCGAAAAATTAGCTGCAAACGTATTGCCTGATAAACTCAAACAAGAACTGATACCTAAATATGAAAAGTGGCCAGATATACAACAAGTATTACGAGAAGACAATAATGGGTATGACTATAAAGAAACAATTAAATACTTATTACAAATAGATGAACGTTACAAGGGAACTAAATGGGAGTACAATTTATTTGATGTATTTCCTGAACTAAAGGAGTATTACTAGCTTGACTTTGTGTTAAGTTTGTGTTACAATATAAAGATGAATCCTAAAGATATAAAAATTAAACCTAGATGTTTAACATATCAACCTAAAAGTTATCATAAACCAGCAGCCTATACATCTGATGGTTATATGTTACCTTGTTGTTGGTTAGATGATCCTAAAAACGATCATGGTGTATCGGAAGTATTTCATTTAAAAGATGAACACCTTGCACTAAAAAATGTTAACAGTTTAGAAGAAATATATGGATCTAAAGAGTGGGAACACTTCTTTGATTCACTAATAAATAATCCAAGTTGTGCTTTGAAACAATGCCAATACAAGTGTGGTAATTTAGAAAAAGATACTTATAAAAAATGAGCCATTTAACAGACTTCTATATTCAAAATCAAAAACTATCTTCACCTAATATGGATCTATCACATAGATGTATATTACGTTGCCCACAATGTTTACGACAAAAGGTAGAAGGTCTACCTAGAATAGCAAGATCATTTGATATAGGTAAAGCAGAATTTAGAAAAGTATTAAACTATTATGAAAATCAGATAACCTTTTGTGGCCAAATATCAGACCCAATATATCATCCTGACTTTCTTGCATTTTTAGAAATGATGGACGGTTTAGGTAAAGGTTTAAGAGTTGCAACTAATGGTACTAATACAAAAGGCATGGATGAGAAGTGGTGGGAAAAAGCATATAGTTATGGTCTAGGAGAAAATTGTTGGTACTTTGGTGTTGATGGTTTAGATGAGAAATCAGAATTGTATCGTATAGGTTCTAATTTTAAACAAGTATGGGAAACTATGAAAATGGGAGTACAGGCAGGTCACCCTATAGTGTGGCAATATATAATATTTGGATACAATGAACATGAAATAGAACAAGCAAAAGAGATTGCACATAAAGAAGGCATAACATTATTATTAGTAAAAACAAATAGAGGTTTTGATCCTAGAAGTAGAAAATTAAGAAAAAATGTACAAAAGGCTTATGATAACTTTGCTGTACCTAGTGACAAGAATAGAGTTAAAAAAATAAAGAGTGAAGAATACTTTAACGTTACACCAGAACTACAACGTTGGAGACAAGTTAGACAAGGAGCATTGAAATGAACTTAACATATGGAAATCAAACAATTGAATTTTGGACAAATATAAAAGAACAAATAAACAAATCACCATATAAAGAACAAGCATTAAAAGATATTGACTTTGATGATGATTTTTTACCTAAACAAATAGTTATGTCATTGTCAGGTGGTTGTGACTCAGCGTCAGCAACATACTTAACATTAAAACACTTTCCGCAAATAGAAATATTTCCTTTTATGTGTAATGACGTAAACGCTCCTAAAGACGCTGACGCAGCTAGAGAAATAGTTGAATATTTACAAAAGAAGTTTCCTAATGGTAAGTTAAATGACATAACAATCAAAGACTTTAACGATAGAGAAGTAGGTGGCTGGTGGCCTAAAGCAAGAGATAGTATGTTAGAAAATCAAAAGTTATATGGCAATATGTCTGTAACTGCTGTTGCAAAGATTTTACAATTAGATAAACTAATACCTGAATTTATGAGTCAATTTAAAGGACCTATTAGATTAGATGGTATGACAGCAAACCCACCTGTACAAATACGTATGGCATTTGCCAAATATGCAAAAGAAAGATTTCCTGAAATCAATTATACTCCTAAAAATTTAGAAAGAATACAAGGTGAAACAAGACGTGATGTTTCAAACAAACCTAATATAACATATAACGTATATCAACCTTATATAAATGTAAATAAAAGATTTGTTGCTGGTGTATTTAAAGAAGAAGGTCTTATGAAAGACTTATTCCCTATAACTAGAAGTTGTGTAGGTTCTGGTAAACAAACTAAAGACTTTACTGCGTGGTGTTGGCAATGTTTTTGGTGTTATGAAAAAGCGTGGGCGTTTAATCTACCTCATACCCATATGGCTTAAATGCTGTTTTGTAAACTTCATTAAATTTAGATTTTATAGTATGTAATTCTGAAAGACTAAAATAACTTTCATACTTAATAGAAGAAGGTTTAAAGTTTTTATTTCTAACTAATATTTCTTCAGCACCATTGTTTTGATTATACTTGTAATTTTCTTCAAGCATTTCATCATTTAAATCCTCTAACCACCAATCTCTTACTAATGTTCTGCTGTAATCATTAAGATAGTAATTAATAACTTCTTCGTTAAAATATTTAACATCTCTAATATAGTTTTGCCATAATGCTTCATTATGAACAAAATCAGGTTTAATAGTTTCTATTGTTGATTTAAGTATATCATCATTTTGATCCATTTGTTTACTATGCCATGGGTGTACTTCATTGTTTTCCTCATGTTGTAACTTATCTCTAATAGCACAATGAAACAACCAACTTATATAACTCTTCCATATATTTTTTCTACGTAATAAAACAATTTGATAACCATTATAAAATTCTTTAAACCAATCAAACAACATTCTATAATGAGGTCTACTAGGAATGTTAATTTTTTCCATTAAGTGAGGACCATGATAAATAGTAAATACATCTAAATCAAAATGATTACGTAAATTTTCAAACATCTCTATCCGTGAGTTTAATGATCTTGTATTAGTGCTTGTATTAAACAATTCCATCCCATCATAATCAGACATAGGATATAGTAAACCACGTAAGTGATATGTTCTTCTTAAATAAGTTGCGACATAATGAGAGCCATTACGAGGCATAGAGATTAATATTGGTGTTTTATCTTTATACATAATTCCGCACAGTTAACATTAAAGTAGCTCGAAGTTTTGCGAAAAATTTTTTGCGTTACACACTAAATGATTCCCCACAGCCACAACTGCTTTTACTATTAGGATTCGTTATCTTAAACTCACTATTAAACTCACCCTCTACCCAATCTAACGTAGTCCCTAGTAAGTACAATTCTAACTCTAAACTGGCCACTAATACGTTCCCTAATAAACAATCAGTATCTTCCCTTGTATCAGTAGTACTCCACTTATATTCAAAGCCTGCACATCCACCACCCTTAATGTCTAATCTCACATAACGAGTGCCTGCCTTATTTGCTATGTAAGTTAATCGTTGTATTGCGTTATCTGTTAGCTCTAGCATGGTTCTTTCGGTTTCAACATAACTATGTATAATAGTAATAATCTCTAAAACTCCTTTGATATAGCCATGTTAGGTTGTTCTTTACAGTCTTCGACCGCGGATGCGATTTCATCTATATTATTGACTTTACAAGATACTGATACTTTGACACAGCCACTTAATAGAACAAAAAATAGCACGAAAAAAATTCTCATATATAAAACCATAAAATACCGCTTCGTTATATCTCTATGTTACTTACTACTTTTATAGATTAGAAAGCCCAGCCAGTTTTAGTTGTGGTCTATTGGTGAGCCATACGTATGGTACTCATTCTGAGCGCTACGTGTGGTTGTACTTTGTGATGTTTCTTCTATCTTACCAGCAACTAGTTTATACGTACCACCTACTCTTACATTCATATTGTTATTAGCAAACATATTAATATCACCATCTAAAGCGGCCATATTAATGTTACCTTTATCTACTTGTATATTGACATTAGCGTTAGGCCCTACCTGTATATCGTAATTGTTATTAGCAGCACCATCAGCGTTTATTGTTATCTTATGGCGACCACCAATTGTTAGGTCAGAGGACCCTTTGATATAGACCTTATTGTCTTTCTCGGTTATCGTATGAGTTGAATCTTTGTTTACTTCGTTCTTTGTTCCTTCGGCCGTGATTTCTGTTTCAGTACCACTATGGTGATATAATAGAATACGCTCTTTGTTTGGCGTGTCATCAAACTCTAATAGGTGGCCTGATTCGCTCTCATATACATGGCCGTATGGGTATTCAGTTGCATATGTATTTTCAGGTAGGGACCATATGTCACCTTCCGACTGTGATATATCTACAACACCATCT